GCGGTACCGGTGATGTGGTGCTGGGGGATTGGACCGGCGATTATGTTCCGATGGAGAATATGATAGTATGGGTGTAATCTGTTTATGGTAAATGTTTTAATGTCTTTATTGTGTGGCGTGGGTAACAAAATGGTAACAAAAGACTAAAAATAACCGCCCTAAAAAGATTTTTTTAGAGCGGTAAGTTAAATTCAACGCACTGACTGATGGCACAATCAATGATGGTGCAAATATAGGTATTTTTTAGAAATTGGCAAGTCGTCTTTCCTGGTAGTGTCCCTTTATCCATTATTTACTCTACTTGAAAATAAATGCAAAATTTCCATTGAATTGGTCAGTTTGGAGACCTGTCCGCAGCTCTACGATTTACTCGTGGGGCTTTTTTAATAGAAATCGTCTTGTACTACAAGTTGTAGTATAGGGATAATTCAAAAAAACGCACTTACCTTCACAGGTTTGTGCGTTTGTCTTAAAAGAAAAGGATTCATAGCTTTCGTTTCAAATATAGGCATAGCACCCAAATAATGGCTACTACGCAAGATAGCCTTCCAAGCCAAATGAAAAGCTTGTTATACCATTTAATTTGCGCTTCGATATATATTGGCTTCTCTATGACTTTTTCTTTGAATACAATACTATCCCGATATTCAATTTTCACCTTGGTTTCGGTCGTGATTGTCTGTGGCTTTGTTTTTAGCGAGTGGGAGAGTGTGCCATCTCGCTTGATTTGGGCGTCACTCTCTGCGTATTTATTCTCGAGATGAGAAGTTGTGTCCTTGACCGCCACTCGTTCAGAAATCTCTGGTATCTTTGTCTCAATATATACTGGAACGTACTCGGTGTGTTCTATTACTTTGACGGCTTCTTTTGTACTCTCTCTGCTACTTTGCGCTTGTTTATATACTCCACATCCAGTGAGGACGTAAAGGCCTGCCAAAAGCCCTAAAAATACCCAATGTTTCATTTTATCTCAATGGTTATTGGTTCTGACGTCTGAGATAGGATTTCATATAGCCTCCAGAATGTCTTCTCGGAGTTTATAACCTTGCCTTTCTCTTTGTTCTCTCCTACAAGGATACAGCCTTCCGTATCATCTGGGGTGTTACCGATATGAATAAGAATGCCGCTGTAATTTGGTACTTTCAGTAGTCGCGGCAGATAGCCTTTGCATCTTGCGTATTGTTTGCTTTTCGCAAAGCGCGGACTCTGTATTTTTAGAGTGACTGGATACTTGCCGTAAGGTATCGCTGTCTCTCCGTAAATCTTTGTATTTCGCACGCTGTCTTCGAGTGTGTCGCATAGGTATCTTCCATCGACATAAAGCTTGCCTATGGTATAATTGTCTTTTAAGGCAGTTCGTTTGAGCAGTAGTTTCATAATCTCGGTTATTTGAACTCTGGAAGAATATATCTTATAGTGTCTATGGCTGCTTCGGTGATGTATTGATACATTTCTGGAAGTTGGTTTGGTTTTCGGCAATAGTCAATAACGAGCGACCCTATCCATCCATACTGGGGAGTGGTTATTCGTTTAATCGCTATTGTGTCCGAACCATTAGCGTGGAAGATAGACCTCATATGCTCGTCTTTTACATCTTTCTGGGTGTCTTTGTAGTATATAAAATCTACACTGGCCAACTCTGAACAAAACTTGGGTAGTTCTTCCATTGAAAGCTTATTGATAACTGGTTTCATCGAGGATATGCCATTATCCTTAACTTCCATACTAATGCTTATATATTCGTTATTGATAAGCGGATGTGGTTGGATTATATAGACCCTGTCTGCATTCGTCGCTCGGAGAACGTTCCAGAGCTCTCCGTATATCTTTGCGAGGTCTTCAGAACGCTTGCTTGCCTTTTGTGTTTCTTCGTTTTTCCATTGTTCTATTTTCTGATCTATAAGCTTGTCCTTTGTGTGTTGATTATACCCAAACCAGCCCATCACGATTGTGCCGATAGCCGTGATAATGGCTGGAAGATACGACCAAAACGGGGCGGCTTGTCTGATGAGTTCTTCTTCCATAATTTGATGTTTTTAATGATTTTACCAAAGATAGTACAAATATGCTTAATAAGCACGCTTTTTGCCGCTTTATTATTAGTACTATCTGATTACGCTACCTAATTTATCCGCCCATTTTTCTGGGTAAAAGTCATAGTACGACCAATGGTGTTTGATTGCCTGGATATTTATGTATAAAAAAGCCCATATAAATGATGGCACTCCAATAACCAGTAAATACAACGGACCAAGGTATTTGGATTGAATTTGGTGTCCACGCTCGTGTTTTGCCGTGAACTCATTTTTAGTCCCTATCATAATCGTGGATCCGAGGGATATGCCTCCTGGGAAGGAAGATAGGTAATACACGACAATGTTTCCTATCTTCATTTTTCTCTCGCCCTTGCATATCAGTCTAACAAGCAAGCCCGCGAGATTTTGTGGGAGTTGCCAAATATAGAGTAGTATTTGCTCCATCACATTATCATTTTTGCGGTTAAAACCTTTGTTCCACTATTTAAATTAAACTCAAAGATGTGCATACCCCCACTATAATAACATATATGTTGATACACATAATTTTCACTGCTATCTACTATTGATATTACTTTATTCGTGAAATTCAGCTCGACTATATTACCAACATTATTAACAGTGGCAACTTTACGGAAAGAAACATATTTTTTTATACCCATATCAATCATTTGATTGTATTGATAATCTGTCAAAGTAACAGTTACAGGAGAACTTGTGGTTGGCCTTGTTGTTACATCAATAGTAATACTTGGAACTTGACTTATACCACTATCTCCTATATTGAAGTTACAGTTATTTGGGTAAAACTGTATCTTACAAATATCAGTAAAGTCACCTGTATCTGTTCCAGTATCAAATATTCCTGTAAGACAATTACTCTCTGGTGAGTTGTACATCATACCACAATATGGTTCAAGGTCAGTCTCATCACGATAAATCATTGTTGGAGCACAGAAATAATCACTTATTGTGACATTATTTTCTGCAAGGTATGTATTAAATGAACTTAAACAAGAACTCGCATCACTCATAAGCAAGCTTAATACATTCCTTGTGGGAAGTTTTAGACCTTTTGTTAATTGTACTGGTGTAACCTCCCCACCAATCTTCACCTTTTGTCCAGCAATAGTTGTTTCTTTGTTTTCGAGAGCAGTTATTTTACTCAGTGCACTTTTAGCATTGGCATTTGCAGTAGTCGCAGTATTATTAGCGGCATTTGCCGTTGAAGCAACATTCTCTATATTATCATTTAGATTATCAAGACTTACCTTAATAACCTTGTTTTGTACTGGATTAGTTGATGTATCACTTAATGTGCTATCTATATCTTTTACCCCAAGCCACTCTTTAACAGCAGCTAAATTAGCGTCTTTAATCTTATTACCCTCTGTATAACAGGCAACATATTTAATATTTGAGGATGTTAGGCCAGAACCACCAAGACCGATTTTTATAATTCTATTTTCATCGTTATAATCTACTACACCCGTAGCTGGACCATTGAACTTTTTAGCAGTAAATGAAGGGGCTTCTAAATCATAATATAACTTTTCTTTGCCGTACTTACTTACGAACGGCGTTATTGTAGGGGATGGTCTCTTCGACTTTAACTCAATTTGAGTTAGTAGTGTTTTATAATTCATAAATGATGCTGGGTCGTGTCCCTCTATGGTAATTTCCAACTCGCTTATGGCATACTTGTTTTGAGTGGCATAATACTGATTATAACCAGGAAAAGCGAGGCTATGACTCGGGTTTTTAGGACCTGCCGTAAAAGTTAGGTCGTGCCAGCCTATGCCGTGTGATTCATAATTACAATATACCCTTCCCGTCACAGACTTTGGACCTCCAGTATAGTAAAAACTCAGAATTATTTCTCCATAAGGATAGCCAGGATAAACCTTTGTCCCATTATATGTAGTGCTTTCATACCCATTGAATGTGATGTGTATTTTCAGCTTGTTGTCTTTTGGGATTGGTTGTGAAGTTTCGTAGTTCCCATCAAAAAATGCATTAGGATTAAGATTTGTTGTTGTATCTACATTCCCATCTGCATCGTACATTGTTAATTCCACGGTGTGCCTTTTATTAAGGCAGTACCACGAATTGTCAATTTTTGAAATGTACAGAGATGACTTCTGTATGAATGGATTAGTGCTTAATATTGTATCTCCATAGATTACTTTGTTCGCAAGTCCCTTATCGATGGCTTGCTTTACGGCAGCTCCTGTCACCAGTTTGGTATCGTTGGCGGCAACGTCTCCTGGCTTTATGTTAACGACTGGCTTTCTAACTTTTCCGTCTGTTTCAAGAACCGTGACTGAAACACCATTTACTTCCTCGCTCGTATTGTCTATCACATCGAGCTTTTCAATCGCCTTGGTTATCTTGTGACTTACAGAGCCTGCTGTGGTGTCATCTCCATTAAGTTTATCTATCGCTTCTTTATTGTTCGTGACCTGGTTTTGCAGCTCGGTTATCTCCTCTTCTGAACCACCAAAAAGTTTGGCGATTTGTGACGGAGTTATGTATTCATAGCCATTTATTGGTAGGCGTTCTTCGCCAGTCAGCTCCTCGCGCTTCGTGAGTTGTGACCTTTCCTTTGTTACTATATTCATATTATTCTGTTGCTTGAGTCATTGTAATATTTACGCCTATATAATCTACAAGAACCCATCCGCCCACATGGACCTTGGATGCGCCACTCTTTGGAAAATAGATAAATTCAAAATAGGCATACTTGTCGTTTGGGTTCAGTTCTGATGCATAATATGGGACATATGAACCATTAGAAGTGTAGTCTTTCTCTGGTATTCTGATTTTCCCTTTTATGAAAGAGGATAGTTCCGATTTTGTGTATTTTGGCTGGCACACCACGATGAGTCTCCAGCCATTGAACGCGTCATTATTGGGGAGTTCAAGAAGTTCTTGGCCGCGGTTATATGGTCCTCCAAGAAGAATACTGCTCGGATCAGTCGGTAGCAGTGTAGTATGGTCAAGGTAAGTAAAAGGCAATTTGAATACGCCAGAGAACTCTCCACCGACCGCCTTGAGCATTTCCGTGTATATGGTCCCATCTTCATAGATGCGTGTCTTTGCGCTTTTAGCAGCGCCTTGGCTTATCGTTCCTGATATACCCGACGCATAGTTGATTATCCCGTGTTCGTCATCTTTAAGAGTTGCAATATTGGTAAGCGCATTGAGAATGGCTTTCACGTTGGATTCGGCGTCCTTTATACCGATGATATTCGCAAGAAGGAGTCCACCATACACATCGAGGCTTGAGTCGGGATTAAGAGCCTTTTTTAGGTACTCAAAGTCGCTTGTCTTTGCCCATGCTCCTATTGGTGTCCAGTCTGCTATATCAAAGTCCGAACTACTATTGTTTGGTTTTTGGTTGATACAAATTAGTGCTTCGTTGAGTACTTCGACCTGCACTTCATCCGAGCTTGCCGTGCCATCGTCTGTTATTATAAAGCCAGAACCGCTCCCAACTATCTCCGAACTTGTGGTGAATGTCCCGTTGGCACAAGCCCATATATCACCAACATTGTATGGTGGCTCTGGGTGCTGTCCTTCTTCTGTGTAGAATATACGACTTTTGCCGTCGTTATTTGCTACGACATCGGACCAGACGAGTTTACCGCTTTCGAGTTTCATCTGGCTACAGATGAAGTATCGGTGTCCGCTTCTAAAGGTCGGGCACGTCTTTGTCCAGGTATTAACAATATCTCCTTCTTCAGTCACTTCGCTTGTTGGCTTTGCTGGAATTACTGCCGAATTGGTTAGAATATAGAGTTCTTGAATAGAAATGATATTATCTGCAGGGTCGCCTTTTGCCCCAGATATACAAGTTGGTTGAGATGTGTTCGAGCCTCCGCCTACGTATGTGGTAGTAGTTCGCTGCCACATGTATTTTCCGCTTTCCCATGCTGGTGCGGTCTGGTGCCAAATGTTTGTACCAGTAGGCGCTTCCGTTTCCGAGTCTCCGAGAGCATATTCGACAATAACGGATAGTACGGATCCGTTGATTTTCTCCACGGCTTGATTGAACTCGTCTATATTGCCAAGTCCAGAAGAACCAGGCTTAAAGTGCATTTCCCCTGTTATCGTTCCTGTCTCAAGGTCAATGTCAAGTTCTCCGCTTGGGGATGCTATTCGCTTGGTCGTTATCTGCGACGGAAGTATCTCGGTGAACCCATATAGCGGCGCAAAGGAGCGAGTCCCATCGTATTCGCTATTGACTATGCCGACGAGGAGGTGGTAATATCCTTCCACTGCTTCCATTCCGATTGCGGTCATAGAAAGCACAAAAACGCCGTTTTCGGAGGCTTTGTCGCACTTGGCGTATAAGTAATACTTCTTGTCGGACAATTCTCCTTTAAGGCTGCTTGTCGTGAGCGAGGGCAGCGCCCAGAACTTATATTCTGATACTTTATGCTCAGTTGTGATAGTATCAATGCCCAGTGTCATATGCTGGATTATTCCTGCGTCAATTGTGAGTTGTCCCGTCGTTTCATCATAGGTCACGCGGTGTTCTGCAACTACGGGGGCTGTCTTATTCGTTACGAAACGAAACTGCAGGGATTTATCCCCGACAAGCATCTGCATAGTCTGAACTACGATGGGATTGATGGCACTTCCGAAATCGGAGAGTTTCGCGTCTATTAGAGCTGATGAAGTTTCGAGTGCATCTCTCCATCTGCGTTTTGTAAACCCGATAGATTTCTTATAGTTATCTTCAATGACAACCTCCTGCTGTGGTATCTCTTTTAGTGCAGAACTGATTGCCCCAGTACTTACACTATTGGAAATCTCAATAATAGGGGAGAGTGGACTATACAGGTATTGTTTTATACCTGTTATTCGGACATCTACTCCATCGGGTGCAAAGTCGGTGTCAGAGAAGTGTATGTAGTTTCCGAGTACAATTCTATGTGCGATGCTCTCATAGTGGTCTCGTACATATTTACCTTGTAATTCTCCAGTGAAGGTGAACTTGAATTCTGTTCTTTCGTCAAGGTATTTTGCGGACTCCTGGAAGAGTTCCCATTCCGCACCTTTCTGATTGGCATCGTCTGCGATATAAGCTGGTGGCATCGAACACCCGAAGATTATATATTTATCGCCTATGACTGGAATGTAGGTTTCTGAAGGCATTGCTTGTCCGTCAATCTCTTCTGGTGTAATCTCAAACCTGCGTACTGCCTTGCCATCTTTTTCGTGTATATAGTCGTTGATTTTGAATTCTCGTCCAGCAAGCATCCCACTTTGGAATATTATTGTCAAGTCTTCTCCTGCTATGAGATAGTCTTTGTAATTTAGGCTATCGGGGATTGTGTCATCTATGATGTCATAGAAATTTTTATCAACGCTGACTGTTATTACATCCGTTACTTCTCCAATTCGACGCGGATAAATATCTGACAATTCGATACTATCTTCGTTCTCAATGCTTGAGGTTGTACCTACGATAGAAACGGATAACCCATCTGGCGAGCTTCTGAAAACCTTGCCATTGTAATTGAGGTCTTTATTTTTGGGGAGGTGCAGGGTGTCACTTCCATATTTGCTTCTGTCTATATTTTGCGTTCCGCCTACGACATAAAGTGTCGATATTGGTGTTTCGTCGGTTGTGTTTGACCTTCCAGTCTCTGGCATAAATCCGTTCCCCTTTCCATACGAGAGTGGTAACGGATCATCTTTGTAGTATTCAACTTTCCCCAGTTTTATTACTTTACTTCCGAGCACCTCGAACTCTGTTTCGAATGTTTCTGCAACAAGTGCGAGCGCATCATAAATACTATTTTGGTTGAATTCTATGGTCTTATTCTCTGCTTCTATGGTGCACTGGTACTGCCAACCCAAGCCATGGAGGTTAATGCTCTGGGTCAGCATTTTTATGAACTCTGCTGGAGTGGCGCACATACTGAACTTAAGGCGCCCGTCTTGTAGATTCCGTAGTCTATATTTTTTGAGTGATTCCTGCGGCCCGTATAATACGAGAGTGTATTCGATATAATCTTTACTTATCCTTTTCCACGTAGCTGGCGTTGATAGAATGTATTTCACCCCGTCGTATTCTATATAAGAGCCGAGTGGAACCTCGATTGCTATATTCAAGGCGAATTTCAATGTCAGAGAGTCATCTCCCATAATGGCTCTGTACCTGTATGAACTATCGTCTGGTTGAACGATTAGGGTGTCTTTGTTTGGGAGGTTTATCGTAATCATCTATTTCTGTGTTTTATGTCACAAAATTAGTAATTATTGCGTGCTTAACAAGCGCGTATAAAAAGAAAAATAAGACCACGAATATTCGTGGTCTTAAAGATGTTAGAAAAGCTCTAAATTCATGTAGTAAAGAAATGAGTTGAGTTTGCGTAGTAGAGCTATTGCTGTTTCGCCATCTGTCTCTGAATTGTTGATGATGAAGTCTTTTAATTCCGCAAACAAATTTTCTGCTGTTTCTTTATTCATAATTGAGTCGCATATATTGCCAAACTTTCGTAGGTCCACCTTTCCAGTCTTCGTCGGCGAAGAAGAAGTCATAGCCCATTTGGATTATTTGTTCTTCGTCAAAATGCTTGCATAGGTCTGCATATGCCGCATTGAAAGCAACATACTTATCGTATGGAGTCACACTTGAGTCGAATTCAAAACTCGAAGTTAGTTCTGTGATTTGGTCGATAGTCCAGTGTGGTCCAGAGTGCGATATTCCGTCTTTATCTGTGTATTCAATGCATGAGGCATCGTGTTCTGCGAACTCTTTGCCATAATGGTTATGAAAAAGAATTCCGTATTGCTCGTGCATAAACTGCCAGTAAAGACCGCTATGCTTTTCTTTGAGTGTTTCGAGCATATTGGAGACTTGTTCGATGCTATCCCACATTGTGGATTCATTCGTCAAGCCTGCCTTTTTTGCTTCTGTTATAATACTTTTGTAATCCATCGTTAATTGCAATTTGGACACGCACTACGGAATTTCGGTATTGGTTTATATGGAACAGGCTTCATCGGTTTCGGTGCGTTGTTCTGTTTATCTGTTTTACTTTTTGCCATAGCTTCGTGTATGATTTATCTAAAATAATGAGAAATAATCCGAACCAGTAACTGCTATATGCAGCCAATAAAGACAGCGCAATAGTGATGATAGGGTTGCACCTACATAGTGAAAGAATTATTAGGCATAGCCAGAAAGAGCAGCATTTTGCGCATTGTGCAATCCTTGTACAGACTTCGGCAATGGCTTCCGTTATGCCCAAGTGTTGTGCGGTCGTCGCACAAATCATCACTATTAACGCTATCCAAATCATTATGCTACGGAGAGCATTAAAGGGGTTTCGGAAACAAAGTTGCGAGAGCAACTCTGACAAGCGGCCACCGCTACGGCGTTTACTGCTGTCCCTTGGGTTATCGACACAGATGTCGGTGCCGTGGCAGAGGCAAATGGTATCGTGAAATTCTGGGAGATGAGTTGTGTCTTCGTACAACAATGCGTTCCATTGCAAGGTATGTAGGCTATTACGCCCTCTACATGAATGGTCGCTACATAGCAGTTATCTCCAAGGGAGCTGAACCCTACAAGGGAGAATACTGGGTTAAAGACTGGCGTCTGTGCAGCACATGTGGCATTGCAAAGACGTTGGCTGATGTTCACCTGGAATAGATATGGTGTGATCGTGGAACCAGCTGCCAGTACGGGAGTGATAATTGCTGAATTAGCCATAATATAAATTGTTTTATACCGCTTATTATTACTCTTTTGTCGCGCCAGCGGTGTTAGGCTCGGCTTCCTCTACAACTGAAAGCATTTTGATAATTGCGTCGATTTTATCGTTGAGTATGACGATATTGTCGTTGCATATCTTTTGCCCGTAGAGTATCTTTTCAAATATATTTGTAACTTTATTATCCATTTAGAAAATGTGAGACTAATGGGTTATTGTTCAGTTTGTTTATTATAGTAATCAGTTTCTTGGCTGTTACGAGTGTGCCTTGCTTATATTGTCCTGCAACAAAATCGTGAAGTATCTTCTCCAGGGTGGGAGCATCTTCTTCGTTCTCGCAATAAACGTAGAAACTGACTTTTTGCGGTTGTATCATAACTCTGGTATTGGAGGAGCTGAAACTTCTGCCCCTTGGATAGGATTAGACTTCATTCGTAACGATTGCAATATGGATAATCCTTTTGTGAAGTCTTCCTGGTGCTGATTTATCCAGCCGAGTATTTCGTTCGCTCCGTCTTTTACCCTTTGCAGTCCCGTTGGTTGTATTGGGTCAAAATCTGGCAGAGACGCTATGTCCGCGGATAGGTAGTTGTATAATTTTTCTGCTTTCTCGATGTTGTTTTCACAAGCAGAAAGACAAGATATCTTCAGCGATATTTTGGAGGTAGGGACAATCATATCAACGGAAACCTTTTTCTTATGAAACATATTCTACTTTTCTTAAAAGGGATTAGGGCAGGTCATATTCCTTACCCTAATCCTCTGATGGTACTCAACCATTGCAGGTGTCGCATCCGCAAGGTACTGGCGCTGAATAGCGCTGAACCTTTAAGAAGCTATCCGTTCCGATAGCGGAGTTGATTCCTCCGTTATTGTACAATCGTGCGTAAGCGGCAGCTTCTGCTGCAGCACTTGCTGATGATTGTGCGGCTGGGCTTGCCTGTACATCAATGTATGACTGGACTGTCGGCATCTGGTCTGCTTGCCATTTCTCGCGGCTTAAGCGTTCATTAGCAAGAGCCAATTCGATTGCCTGTCTGTTGGCGTTTACATTGTTGTTTACAGACCCAAGAGCGGCAGTAAGGCTGGCAATACCAGCGAGTGCTCCGTGGTTACGTGCCTCTGACGCTTTATTTAAGCCCCATAAACCTGCAATAGCGAGAAGCAGTGCGCCTCCGCCTAATCCAGCCGCAAGGCCGATACCAGTAGCCCTTTGCCCACTATGGTCTTTGTGGTGGCAATAGCCGTATCCTCTATTCTCGAGAGCGAGGAAATCAGCAGTAGAAAGTGAACCTTCCATAATACTATTGGTTTTGAGTTGCGGTCAACATTAACCGTAATGCAAAGGTCGGTACTTTCTAATAAGGTATAAAATAATTAGATACCGAATTGCTTACTATCTTTTAGGTAGTTCTTTCATACCTGCTTGGTAAAAATCTGCGTAAGTTTTGCGGAAATAAGTTCGTATTTCGATGGACATTAGATTGAACATATAGGATTGCGAGCATCTATTCGTGTATTGGTTGAATATCTTGTCTATGCCTTTTGCTTTGTTCTTCAGTATCTCAATTGGTGGGCAATACATATCATCGCCTTGGTTCTTGCGTAAAATAATAAGGGCTATATCGTCACTCGATAGTCCTGCTCGTCTTAAATATTGGATAAGGAGCATTCTTGCATCAACAACGCTTTGTGTTTTGCATCCGTTTATTATGTAATCAAGTTTAACTTGGCAGACCTCGCTCACCTTGTCGGCGAGGATGTCGAACATCTCTGATTTTTTCATGTATTAACGATTATTAGAATTTATTTATCCGTCCATAGAAAAAGCCCCATCTCAGCGTAAATCGCTGCGCGAATGGGGCATATATTAGCCCTGGACCAATGCCTAATTTAAATTCTAATCGTCTTTGTTTAGATATTATAGAGTGCTGCTTGTCTAACTCCCATTTGTCAAGAGAAACATTATAGCTGCTTATCTGCGTTTGAAAACCGCTGCCTACATACTCGTGGTTATATGAATGAATTGGGACCCGAAGATACGTAAGAACTGATGTGGGTTTTATTGTATCGGTACGAGATGGTCGTTTAGGTATTGAAATCTCGCAATCTTCTAAATCGAGCTTTTGTGCTCGTGTGACGTTATCGGAACCATAAGGATTGGAACTCGTTTGTGGTGTTGAGTCAACCCCTATGATTCCCAGAAAAGATAAGCCGAGAATGTAAAGACTTAGTATGAAACTACTTTGCTTCATACGCAAAAGTAGTGCTTTTTATTTATTTCAACAAATAGCATACGCCGATTGCTACGGCTATGCCTAAAATATCGAATATAGCATCGTGTATCGTCGCATTCTTGTCTTGATGCTTGAACGAAATATCCCAAGCCTCCTTAAAGAAAGCACAAAAGACTGCCACCATTGTACCAGCGATAGGGAATACGCTTGGGTCGGCAAGTGTAAAGGTGATTACGATTGCGTAACATACGAGGAAATGCAGTAGCCCGTCCACGGCTACATACTTCCAAATTGCATTAAAAATCTTTTTCATACTTGTTTGTTTTTAGAAAAATTGTTATTTTTGTGAATGAGGGCGTATTTGATGAACACTGAATGAGCATGTGGCTACTTGTGTTTTATCTACGCCTTTTTTATTCTATTAAATAGCGTTTAAGGATTCCATCATAAGCATGGGTTTGTATAAGTAATGATTTTGGGCCATCCCCTCCAGATAAACAAACGTTGTCATTCTGCTTCCATCTGGTACTACTTTTTTTGCCGCATTTCCGTGAATACCAAACAAGGTTCATGACAGAGTCGTCTTCGCTACCACCGATAATACGTTGATATTTCGTGTAGTTCTCCGTATAAATAATACCATTTTCTATCCTCTTTTTTCCGTATTTTTTCCACCTTGCGATCACAAGACGGTGGTAATTCTTAAATGTGTTATCAATTGGGTCATATTTGACTTTCTCGATATTTCGCACGCATCTCGTCTTAAAATCATACATTACTTTTGTGGATTTGCATTTGATTCCAGATAATCTGCTGCTTTCATCACCCGTTACCCAATGACGGCTTACTCTCTCTAATATCTCATGGGCTATCCCGTCATCCGTGGCAGCATCTCCGTTCTTAATGTCTGAAAAATCCCATGGACCTCTAACAAAAACACCGCCTGAACATAACGCTGATATAAATCTTTTTAAGCCCGAGGTAGGATAGTCGCTACTTTCTATTTCCAGAAGCCTTTTTTCGTTCATAAAAAGATTGCCGCCATAAAATACGCTGGCTTGTTTGGCCCGTATCCCTAAATCTGTTTTTATGAAATACCAGCACGACCCATCGCTCTCTAACGGCAGGTGCCTCCATAGCACCATCTGTGGGGCTGGCTTGGCTTTGATGCGTATCTTGGTGCATCTCCACTTGTCGTCTTGGTTAGTCCAAATGAGCAGAAAGTTATTTTTGAGGCAAAAACCATTGAAGTATTGCCCTTTTTCGGTAGATACATAAAAGCCCCCTTCCGTGCTCTCTGGTGCAGAGTCGTCTGGGTTTAGCAAGCCCAAGAATGTGCCACCACCAGTCGTTGCCGCGGCTATTACCTGCTGTATGGTGTTTGCCTTATCTGGGTTCGTTCCGTCATATCCGCCAAGCCCATAGAGGAAGGTATCGCCATTTCCCATAACTTCAAAGGCGTTCTTTCTATTTTTTTCGGAATAACCTATACCAATGGAATGCAGAGTGCGATCGTTTGATTTATTAAACCAACCTTCCGCGTGCTCTCCTTGGTTCTGTGTTTTAGTATAATGCCCTTCTGCGTGGGAAGCCTGACCTCCTGCTTCGGTGTATTCCCCTTCTGCGTGGGAAGGGGACCCAGATGCCTTTGTGCCATATCCCTCTGCATGAGCCTCGTTTCCAAATGCTACTGTGCCATATCCCTCTGCATGAGAAGAAGAACGAGCTATGGTCATAATCCCCTCTGCATGGCTATTCTTCCCGAAAGCGTGTCCGTCACCCTCTTGGTGCGAGCCTATGCCTACAGCTTCTGGATAGATATACCATGTGTCTTTTGTTAGAGTTCTGTCGGACTCGACTATTCTTTCAGATACGAAAGTTATATTTGCTATATCGTCTGGCGTTGCATCGACTGGTGGTACGCGGTAGAGTTTTTTAATATATGGGAATAGGATATATACAAAAGTCCAATCCGTACAGATATATTGTCCAGTTTTGTTTTTTACAGCCTTAAATCCACATTTAATCCCTTTCGACCCTTCGGCAAAGGAATAATCGCCGCTTGCAATGGCATTCGCTCCTATTGCGGTGGCTCCTACTCCAGTAGCAACTCCGCGCTTGTTTTGTGCACTATCTTTGCCAGAACCAATTCTGAAAGGCCCATAGAGTGAGTCAAGGTATTCTTCAAGTGTCCCTTCGAAGCCTTGCGTGCGTGCCAGTTCGTAGGCGGATAATCCGTTTTTACCAGTGGTTATATCAATATCTATTATCTCGCAATCTTCGATGTCTTGTTCTTTGGCTGTCCTGTCAACTAATGTCACTATTGTTTGGTCTAATGTTATCATACCGACCTCGCCTGCATTCTTGACAAGCTCTATAATGTAGTCACCAGTCATCTTCTGGTCTTTCCCATAGAATACGCCTTTAATGGTGTTTCCATCTACCATAAAGTCAAATGGCACAAAATCGCCATAGGCTGATTTTATTCGCACGGCAAGGGTGGAGTAGTCATTGAGATTCTCTGGCTCTCCGAACCTTGTTACATTAACCTCAATGGGGAGGTCGTTTCCGATTCTGCGTTTCATCTTTTATATGCTTTTTAATTGTTACTATTATCTTTGTATGGTCTTGCTGTCAGTCTGAAGTTTAAGGTCATCTCCAGCCAACCTCTTTTATTGACGACGTCAAAACGGCTCACATTTGCGCTTTTGTAATAGCAGGGATAGTTGATGTTATCTGCCTTTATAATCTGCCCTCCTGGGCTTGAAATGGCTGAATAAAGGGCTTTCCAAAAACTCACCGCGTTGTCTATCGTGTCGTTGATTAGAATACGGACTTGGAAATCGCGACTCGCTATTGGCTGGTTACTTTCGCTTGTCCTTTTAAGGTATGTTTGTCCAGATATAGATTCACTCTCGATGACAAGATTAGGCTTAATTGTATCTGCTTCTTCAAGGCTTTGGTCTGTGCCATCAAGTACCCAGCACCCAAGGCGAGCGAGGTCAATATCATTGATATAATATCCTCGTTGTGTCACATTTGACCCAGCAAAGGTAAAATCTTCGAGCTCAATATCAGAAGGTATTACTGGACTATCTTCCGTAAAATGTAGCGTTATCGTTCCGACATTGTTAAGCCTGTCAAGTGAACCAGCGGATGTCAATCGTAGATTTACATTTATTCCTACTTCTGAAAAAGTGAAGGATTGCGGCGCTTCCGTTTGTATGCTTTGAAGAAAGCGTTTTAGCCTATCTCGAGATGTGTATCCGAATGTTAGACTTATTCTACGACTATCTATTTTGACATCCGATAAATCTGCCTCTTCGCAGTCCTCGTCTTCCCATTCTACTATTTCGATATTCTTAACAGATGGATATGCGAAAATATCCTTATATCCGTTCTGGGTAAGGAATACTCCATAGTTAGATCCTGGAACTCCATTAACACTGAAATTGTTCACCATTCGCTATTTCATTTTTATGCCTTTGAGACTTATGTCGTCAATAGCGGATTTAACTTTTGATACGCCCATTTTGATTTCATCCAAAGTATCTGCAGAACGCCCTGTGTGCTGTTCGATGTCCGATACCTTCTGCAATATCATAGAACTGGTTGCTATTAGCTCTTGCTGTCCTGTCATCAGTGAGTATGTGTGACTCTGCATCGTAGTCATTCGCGCATCAAGGTTATCGACGCTTTCCTGGCTTGCTGCAATTCCAGAACCTGACAATGTTTCGCGCTCTTTTTCTTTGAGCTTGTCGATATTCATTCCTGCTTCTTCGGCACTATCATAGATAGCTTCGACCATTTGCGTGACGCTTTCTACTGCTCGCGGAAGGCCGTTGGAAATCTCTGCTATTACATCTGTAATGCTCTTTTCTCCCAGTCCCATTAAGGCGTTCTGCATCTCTCCTTTGAAGTTATTGAGGTAACTTTCAAGAATGAAACTTTGAGCCATTTCTCTGGCCAGCTTGTCTATAATATTGAGCCCTATATCCTCGAGGTCGTCGAAAGCGACTTTACCAGCAAGAATGCCATCGCATATTACATCTGCTATGTCAGACCCCATATTCCCGAAGATACTGGTGGCATATTCTTCTAATCCATCGAGTGCTTCCTTCTGTCGTTCTCCTTCTTCTATTAGTGCTTCAAGCCTTGACTTTGTTGCGCTATCAAGGTATTCGCCATACTGATCATACCACGCCTTGAGTTCCTCGACATTGAGATTGCCTTGCTCGTCGTAGAAATCTGCCAAGTCTTTTTTTACGATATTTTTCTCCGAGCCCCAGAACTTCTGCCACCCAGAGCGCATATCAGCGATAAGGTCGCCCTGTATTGTCTTTATATTGGCAAGGGAAGATGCGATACCATCAAAAGGACGGAAAAGGGCTGCCCCCCAACTGAAGATTGTTTTTTTACTTCCGAACTGACTACTAAGGTTTTTTGCGGCATTGGCCGCTTCTCTGAGTTGCTCGGTATATGCTTTTAGTTTACCATAGTCGTTATCCCCGAATACGCCTTGTAGTGCATCAAGCCTTGCGGCATCATTCAGCCGTTCAAAGGCTACTTCGAGTTGATGTACCGCATCTTCGTATTCTTTTGTCGCATCCGTATTCTGCTTTACGACGTTAAAAACCAGCGTTACGGCCTTGATAACGGCTTTTACGATTAGAAGTATTACTGATGCGGCTTCTGCGGCTGAAATGGCTTCAGAAGTGGCTTCGCTGGTTTTTTCTATGGCTTGTGAAACCCCTTCGGCTGTATCCTGTAAATCAAGTACTATATCTTCGCCAGTCTTTGCGAGAGCATCTACGATATCCATTACGGATTCGCCTAAATCCGTAATATCTGCGATAGCTTGATTGAGTGATTGTCCGAGCGTATCGTCAAAAAGTGTTACTACTTCTGCAAAGTTGCTGGCTATTCCCGATGCTTGTCCTGCAAGTGTTCTGCAGGATTCATACATTTTCTTTATTGCGGTTGTCGCTCTGTTTTGAGCTGAAGTGAGTTGTGCCGTCTTATCCTTGACTTTATCTTCTGCATCTCCGACTTTACCTTCTGCAATTGCGAGTTCTTCGTCGTACTCGGCTTGCTGGAGTTTACCTTCCGTAAGTTGCTTGTCGAGTTCTGCTTTCTGATTGGCGAAGTCTTGCTCTGCCTTGGCCTGTTCCGTCAGTGCAGTGTTATATTCGTTCAGCGCATTTACGATGTCGTTCTTTACGGATTTTATTTCACCTGCTCCGATGACTATTGCCATAAATGGGTTACGTCCCTCCAGTTCGGAGTACATATTCGATATGGCGGTCTCCAGTTCTTTGATTTCATCAATGCCGAGGTTCTCGCGATTTAATGTCAAGTAATCCTTCACATTCTTGATATTCTCGGCTATGGCTTTCGCCGATTGGAGTCCGAGATTGCCGAAGACTCCATCCCAGTCAATTTGAGCCTTAAAATCGGACATGTTGAGTTGAGCCATTGCCTGCTGGAATGCTTTCTCTATACCTGCTCTTATGCTCTCTGGAGCAGCTGCTATTTGTGCCTCCCAGAATTCCTCGGTGGCTGTGCGCTTTTGTCTGGTATTGCCGTATGTGGAAACTTCATCAGCTTTGAGTTGAGCAATCTCAACTTCTTTCTGCTTCTTTAAGGTCTCGATATAGTTCTGTATCCGTTTTTTGTTTTCGTCAGAAATATCTTCGGTGAGAAGAGCCTCCTTGTCTGCAATCTCTTCGTTCATCTGAGATATGATCAGCTCAATCTTTTCTGCCGTTGTTCCATAATTGGAGATGATTGTTTCCATCTCTGACTTGAGTACTTCAGAACTCTGAAGGTCTGCCGTGTGTTCTGCCGCCCCACGCCTTTGCTTGAGTTGTGCATAGGTTTCTGGCGAGAGTGCTACTCCTGCTTCTTTTGCCTTCTTCTCAAGCGCTTTTTGTTCCTTATCGATTGCCGCGAGTGTCTGTTCTTTGTCGAGTTCAATTTGTCGGAGTTTGAGAGTGGTGCTTTCTGCCATTGAGCCGAGTTCTGCTTCACGTACCTTGAACCACATCTCTTTCTCTGCTTCTGCGAGCTCGTCGGCTGCTTTCTTGCGCTTGGTAATCTCTTCTTGAGGTAAGGTTTCGGTATTATTGTTCGTCGTTTGGGGGCTTGTATCTGGTTTATCCTCCGCTTTATTACCGAACCTTATGGTTGCTTGTTCTACAGATGCATCGAATGCTTGCTTGGCGTTATTTGCTCTTTGTATGAGTGATTCAAGGCTATTTGTGGTGAGAGTTGTCGTTGTACCGAACATTCCATTGGCTTGAAGGGTCACTTCCTCGAAGTCATCGATGATGGTCCGTATGTCTTCTGTGACTTCTTCTGTCCCCTCCAAAACGGGGACAATCTTCCAGTAGTATGTCTCTGCGAGAGATACTCCGTCTTCGTCTGTCTGGCCTTTATATTTCTTCTCAAGTTCTTTTTTTACCCTCTCTCGGATTTTACCGATGCTTTCACCATAATCATCTGCTGCTTCTGTCGTGTACTTGTCATAAGCTCTTGCTTTCGCCGCTTCTGTGGCTTTTTCTGTAATAGTCTTATAGGCAAGTGCGATATCGTTTAATGCCGTCTTTTCATCACCTAATCCCTTCAAGTATTCGCCATATTTGCTCATAATGGCAGACTTGGCGGCGTTGTATTCTTCCGTTCCTTGTTTTGCCGCTTTTAGCCTGGCGAAGAGTGCATCTACTTGAGCCCTTTCTGAAGTCATCTCTTTAACGACATCTCTTTCTGCTTTATCGAGCTTCTTCATCGCCTTCTCGGTGTCAGAAGTGGCTGTTAAAAGCTTATAAACCCCATACGCGAGTGCGGTTACTGCTGCGGCTACTGCTACATATGGATTCTTGAGCATAGTCTTATTGAGGGCTTTCTGGGCGGTTTCCATTAAGATTGACCAGCGATATTGGAGTTGTTGCGCCAAAGTGTACCCTTTGGCCGCTTCGGTAGCTGCGATAGTCACGACATTACACACCATTAAGGCGGCTCTATACGTGCCATAAACCCCTACAAGTTCGGCGATAACTTTTCCGATATCTTCATAATGCTTGACAAGTTCTGTGGCTTGAAGAACACCGTTAACGGTGATGTCTTGAATTATCGTTCCTATGTCGTTAAGCATATCATCCCAGGCGCCTTGTAGATTGGATAGAGCGCCTCTCATTCCGTGGCTCTGCTTCTCGAGCATATTATAGAATTTGCCACCTTCGGCAGTCGCATCGAGGAATGCTTGTTGGATCATCTCTGCTGAAATGGCACCTTTGGACATCTCGTCTTTTAGTTCGGAGATGCTTTTTCCTGTTTGCTCACTTATAGTTGCAAGTGGATTGAACCCAGCGTTAATCATCTGGAGCAAATCTTGCCCCATGAGTTTGCCTGTGGCTGACATCTGGGAGAATGCCAGGGTGAGTGAATTGAACCTTGCGCTGTCACCCATTGCGATGTCTCCTATTGCCTTCAGCATTGGCATTACTTTTTCCGCCTCGATATTGAAACCGAGCATCGTTTGAGCACCTGCAGCCAAGTCTTTTAGCATCATTGGCGTACTGGCTGCAAACTTACGGATAGAGCCGAAGAGTTCGTCGGCTTTCTCTTTACTCCCAAGGAGCGTTTGGAAACTGATTTCCAGGGACTCTATTTCTCCACGCATCTTAACCACTGCGTTGATAAACTGATATGCTTGCTGCACAGAAAATCCTACTCCGACTATCGCTCCTATATTCTTGAAAGATTCGGATATCTTGGAGCCGCTTGATTCCGCTTCGCTTGAGAGCTTCTTAAACTCGGAAACCGAGTGCTCGACTGCTCTGTCAAGCTCTTCGGTTGATAGGACTATGCCATATTGTAACTTGGTGTTATCGCTCATCTTCTTACTATAATTTCATCTTCTTCGAAGTCATCAAATCTTCCAACTATATTAGCATCTTTTGAGTCTTCATATACTGGCTTGTCTTCTGGCTTATCTCCATACATTGGGATGGAACGGCTGAACATTATTGCGTTCACGTAGCTTATGTTATCCAGGGCTTCTTCGATGCTGATGCCGAGGTTTTTTGAGATTCCGAAAATTGTTGCCCATATACTATCGTTTAGTCCACTTCCTTGGTCGGCTTCAGAATGTTTGCCTCTGATAGGGAAGTGGTAATGGCGAAAAAATCGCCTATCTCCATATCGGTAAGCCGTTTTATTATTATCTTGTTTAATACTGAAGGCGTTACTTCGTCAAGTATGGCTTCTGCGAGTTGGGCTTTTCTATCAACTACAACTTTGCGTTTTATGTGCTTTTTTAGCCTTATAAAGCCGCATATCTTGCGCTCGGCTATCTCTACTACTTCGCGCTCTTCCGTAAGGTTTTTGCGCCCTAAAATAAGTACTGCGGCTATGTCTCCAAGAGCTTTGAAATCTTTTGCATTGTGAAGTACTGAATTTGTTATTTCTTCGTTCTTGACGCGCTCAATTACTGGAAGCGTGCTGATGATTTCACTGACAAGGATAAGCGTACTTATCGCTGGACGTGAGATAGGATATACGACTCCGTTTATCTCAATCTCGGATACGGGTTTATTGAGTATTGCAGATGCAACTTTTTGTTCTGTTGTCATAGCGTATATTTATTGATGAAGTGGCACTAAAAGGATTCGAACCCTTATTTACGAAGAACTAACCGCCCCAGTAATAGTCTTTGTTGTCCTGCCATTGAACGATAGTGCCGTGTGCTGCAGATTGCCCCCTGCAGCATGGGGAGTTTATAGAGAGAAACGAAGGTCTAACTCCAGTCGTCTGCCTTTACTTTGAACTTGGTGTATAGAACGCCGCCTGCAGTTGCAAGAATTTCGAATGTAATGTCAACATAGTTACCTTCTTCCTCGGATGTCCCTGGCTTGAGGATTACGTGACATTTAGGCGCTTTAATGCCAATTGCCCCGATATTCTTTGGGGTCAGTTTGACAGAGTAACTATCATCGATGATGTTTGTCTTGACTGTCAGCTCGTTTTTTGCCGAGTCAAGGGTTGCACCTGTTAGAGCGGATTCTTTTGCAAAATCCATTTCCATCACACGAGTGGTGATAGTGTATTTGTGCTCACCCTCTTCAGTTGCGACTACAATACCGCCAGATGCTTTGGCCTCGAGTTTTTCTCCGTCTTCTGCAGTTAGAGAAGTTGACTTATCTTTAATGGTTCCAATGCTTTCAAGCGTTGTAGCCATTGCGTCAGATTCTCCTGTTTTACCTATCTCAATCTTACATTTAGACCAAGACATGATTAGAGTGTCAGTTGATGCCATAATACTTAATCAATTATTCGTTTATACTTTATTCTTGAATAGACCACGTGTTGGAAAAGGTCTTGTACTGATAGTGATATTGGAGAGCTATCCAGCTCATATAGATATTCATTGTCCTTGCAATCCTTTACGAAGGCTATTACTGCGTCCTCAATTTCTTCCACCCTCTTTGTGTTTTCAATTGGGTGTGAGTATTGTTTCGATGTGATGTCTGGGACATAGATATTCACGACCACAATGCCTGTCTGTATTTGACCTTCCTCTCCTGCGAGAAATTTGACTACAATATCTTCTTTCGAAGAATTGTCTGGGCGCATGTCCTTTCGGTACACGCTACCAGTTACCATTTCTGCCAGAGGGCTTGCCTTTATAAGCCTGAAAAGGTCGCGCTCTATGTTCTTTTCTGACTTTATCATTTCTTCGTAATGCCTATTTGGGCTAAAAGCATCGGTACGAGTTTCTCTGCTTTTAGATATGCTCCTGTAAGTACATCTTTGGTTTCCATCGCTTCTACGTAGACGGCATAGTCCATTCCTGCCACTAAAACCAACGCTATACCTTTGGGGAACATTCCCTCGAACTTGCGTAAAAAGGCTTCTGCTTCTGCAACGCCTTTCGAGCCATCCCCTTTCTCGCCGCTAAATTGGGCTGATGTGGAGATTTTAACTATCTTGCCTGCCCGAAGTATCGCATACCCGATTGAGCTTCTAAGATTACCTGTAATATCGTTATACTTGCCGTTGTCTCTTGCGTATTTGACGCACTGCTCTCCTACATATTCGAAGGTCTCAATAACGGATTGAACGACTTTTTCTGTGGTCGTATTCAGTTTCGCCGCTACATCAGATACCTTGAATTTTGCAATGATAGCAGATTTCGTCTTTGCCACGTTACACTATCATTTTAACTCTTCCGACGGACTCTATTAGTTCTATGCTCTGAACTGCAAACTCTCCGAGGTCTTCGCCTTGTCGTACAAGTTTTACCATATCCGCCTTTCTACATGGGAACTCCATACTATCGAGCAAGATACAGAAAGAGCAAGCACGATAATGCCCATCTTCATAAATCCCCATTCGGTTGTCTGTGATAGTCATTATTGAGCAGGGGAGCGGACCACACCATTTAGAGTTATTCTCTATTGGGTTTCCGTCCTCGTCAAAGGTTGTCGTTTCAGCTTCTTTGGAAACTGAAGCCCTCTGGATATAGAGCAAGCCGTTCGTTCGCATTTTACCAAAGATTTGAGCCGTCTTCAATGGTCTTTTGTGTTAGGACATATTCATCAGCGTCGAGCCCATAGTCTTCGCACCAAAAGCGGATATTCTTGTCGACAGCATCTGCATTAACCGAGGTTGATACGCCGTTTTCGGATCGACTTGATTCTACATACCCGTGTACGAGTTTGATAGCAATCTTAAGAAGCCTGCTATCTTTCGGAAATGCGTCATCTGTCGGGCTGATGCTTTCGTTGAATAAGAGCACTTCAAGTGCTGCTCGGTCTGGGTAAAATGTATTGCAAATTGCATTACATATTCCTCTCAACGCTGATAAATTATCCATATACACTACTACTGATATTGAGTTTTAAGAGTGTAAATTCCGTCCATTTCAGTGATTACTGGAAGGGCGAATGCTTCTGCTTTCGTAAACTCTACACCATTGGAGTTTTGGGTTTCCCCTACACCCCATTGAGATACGCGGATGCGGCCATAGTTGCTGTATGCTACATTTGGCTCTTCACGAAGTTCGGAGTTTGCGTAGGCGTTCTTTACAAGTCCGAGCTTGCCTTCTGGTACGAATACCATATTAGCGGTCGTCCAAGGCTTGTAATTGGCCCTCTGAGTGCCGTTCTGAATGCGTACCTGCCTGCGGATAGGAACGAATACTGGGAAGCCGTTTGCCTGCATGTATTCGTTAAGGTCACGAAGCTGGAGGATGCTCGCAGACTTGTCTGAACCCCAGACCATTTTCTTGAGCTTTGTGCTACGGCACATATAGCTAATCAAGGCTGGGTCACAGAGTACCTTTGCGAAAGCTACTTTATCGGCGGCGGCATCTATGATGCCCTGTACATCCTCGAAGCAATCGATGGTGCCCTTGTTGGCGTCTGTCCAAGCTGTACGAGAAGTCGCTATATTGGTGCTTGGCTGGTTGAAGTTTATTACTCCCTGTACACCACCTTCTGGGTTGGTGGTGCTATCGAAAGTGAATTTACCTTCGTTTGAAAGCGCCCCAAGGAATATCATATCAAGCTTTGAAAGAATTGCGTCAACTGGTGACTTTACTTCTCCCCACATTAGGTTGATAAGCTGCTGGGTCTTGGCAGTGTCATTGAGCGACTTGGAGTCCAAAATTTGGAGTACCTTGCGGTAGTCCTCAATCTTCATTGGTCGAGTGATTGCGTGGTGAACAATCTTCTCGGAGAGCGTCTGCAAGCCCTCTGTGCCCATTATAGGCTCTTTGGAACTATCGCCGATAGTTGGAGCCGCAATGGAGATATTGTATTTACCGATGAGCTCCTCGAAGTTTAGACCAATTGTGGGCGTATCCCAATCGAGGTAATCTTCAAAAAGGACGTTATCAAAGAGCTTTTTTTGCAACTCGGATACTGCGTCGAAACGAAGCTGTACATTTTTAGTCAGCTCGCCAAAAATTGATGAATATTGAAACTGAGGCATAGCTACTACTGGTTAATGAACATAATGTTCGGGTTTGACTTCAAACATACTCCCTGTTTCCAGCTATCGAGAACTATGTACGGGATATTCTTCTCAAGAATGAGAGCCTCGTATGCAGCATCGATAGTGTCGAGTTTGTCTTTGATTTCAAGGTCTGCGGCAACTACCATATTTGGCGTATATTTACCTTCGCCTTCGGTCTCTGCTTCTGCGATGACATCATTAGCTGCAAGCCCAGTGATAGCAGCAGAAAGGGATATTACATCATAACCTGCATTGGATGTGTCGATGGCTGAAATGGTTGGAGTTCCTGCACCGCCGATTTTGGTTACTTTGTCACCAACGACAAAATATGATCCTTTCGCGATACGTGGTTTAGTGGTTGTGCCTCCCTCCAATACCTTGGATGCCTTGACTACTGCGGCAGTCATATCTGAGAAATCTACATAAAGCGGAGTCGCTCTGAGTAGAACCGCACCCTTGGCCAGGTTATTCTTCGGCTTGAAGCCACCAGGCAGAACCTTACATTCGCCTCTCCAGATTGCTGGAGTGCGTCCCTCATACGAGGTTCTTGCAAAATCAATTGCCATAATTTTAAATGGATTAAAGGGTTTTACTTATTCGGGAGACTTTGAGCCCAAGCTTTTGCGGCTTCTGCCATTGCTTGTGTCTTGTTTCCCTGTTCGCCAGCAGCCGATTCTGGCATGAGTTTGTTGTTTACCAATTCTTGCTTGAAGTCCGTAAGTTCCTTTACGTAGTCGGCGTCATCTGCAACAGAGAAACGCTTCATCATAAAGTCTGGAATTCCAAGTTCTTTGGCTTTTGCACTAATCTGTGCTTCTCGAGCTTCTTTCAGTTTTGCGGCTTTTAAGGTTTGGTTCTCTGTTTCCAGGGTTGTCAGCCTTTCCTCAAAGGTCTTTTTGTAGTCATCTAAAAGCTTTTGAAGTTGATTGGTGGTATCGCCCTCGCTTCCTTTTTTGCCTTCCTCTTCAGTGGAATGCTGAAGCGATTGCTTCGCCTCTTGTACCTTCCTCGTGTATTCCGCCTGCATCGACTTTGCAAATGGCACAATGGAATTTACTTTGGCTGTAATGTCGTCATCCGACGCGTTGTCTGCAAGGCCGATGACTCCGAGCTCTACGAGTTCATCTACTGCCTTATCCGATAGCCCCATATCTTTGATTTTCTCCGATAAGAGCGTTTTGAATTTTTTCTTCATTATGATAGCTTTTGTTGTTACAACTACAAAGATAGAATTTAATTGCATAAAGCGTGCTTATTATGCACGTAAATTTTATCCAGTATTTATGGTCAAACCAAAGATTTTAAGGTGATTATGCAAAATATTTTCGATTTAAGTTTGCATATATCGAAAAAGTGTGTACCTTTGTATTCGGAAAGCACGCTTGATAAGCACGCTATAAAAAGTTCAACGCATTAATTTTTTTTGTTATGGCAAATACTAATAAAATGTTCGGTTATAGAAAAACAAATAAGGTGATACTTGGAACTACCCGTGGTTGGGATGGAAAAGACTATGAGGGCGAAGGTCGTCTTTGGCCTGTATGGAAAAAAGAAAATGACGATACAACCTATACCCGTATTTATAATCGTAAATATAAGTGCTGGTGCTTTATGATGCTTACTTCTCGACTTTCCGAGAAAGGAGTACAGATATTTGAATTGGCAGAGTTTTTTGAGCGTAATTAAGGAGGTTTTTATTATGAAAAAATGGCAGACGCAGAGTGTGAAGCACAAGGTGGCTATGGTTTTAATACTGGACGGAGTCAGTTTCAACTATACAGAGGAGGACGGCATTGTATTTAAGGCTACTGATACTTATGTCGTCGGTCTCGCAAAGCGACTGGTAAGATGCTACGGCTGCAGTTGTAGCCCGATTATTAACGAAATAAAATAAATTCAACGTATTATGGCAATTTTAATCAAGGCGGATGGTCATATCTGCGAAATTCAACCTAAAAACAAAAAATGGTTTACTCTGGAAGAACTCCAGAAACTTGTAGACGGTTATATTGAGTATTGTGATACTCTTGACCCAACTATGAATATGGTTATCAATGAGGAGGGCAAACTGAATGGCTCGCAGTACAATAAGGTGGCTACGGCTTTTTATCGTTATTCGCGTGTTGTGATAGACGGGCAGGCTTTTATTGACCCTATAATGGGGGATGTCGTTATTGGAAAACGAGAGCAGATGGATGCTCCGCACGACGCTGCGTGAGCGCTTGGATTTAAGGGGCGCCTACAGCTATTTAAGCCTATTGTGGCGCCCTTTTACAATTAAGTAGTATAAACGTATAATCAATTATCAAATACCGCTAAAATGAAACAAAACGTCATACATTTAGAAATCAAGAAATCGGATGTAAACGAACATCGGTATTATGGTTCAAAAGCTGCCATTTATGATGATATGGAGCCAGCCGAAATCGGCATTACATATGATAGTCTCCGCCGTCATGGTAATCTCGTAGGAAAGCCTTACGAGAATAAAAAATGTATAATTCGCCAGGGGTCTCTGGTAACCAAGAAAGGCAATAGGGGAGGGCATCTGAAATGAAACGCTTTAAGGTTACATTCAAGGAGGCTTATCTCTCGTATTCTGTCACTCAATAGCAGCAGGGTACAACCTATGGGATGCAGATAAGGAACTACTGGATATAATTTTGAAAAACTAAAAAAATAAAGCAACACCTATTATGGAAGCAACAATCAACCAAGTACAGGAAATTGTATCTGTTCTGACAGCAGACGAACAGCAACTACTCAAAGACACCATCAATTACGGAGGATGGGGTGATGCTGATTATGACTTTCTTAACGAAAACGGAGAATTTGAAACAGTGATGATGTTCGGCTATTGCACCAACGATGCAAAGGAAGCTGGACACTTCTCAGGGCGTGCTGTTTCGGCAATGTTCAGAGCTATTTATCGCAAGCTCTGCCCAGCTCACCACAACCAGATCGGAAGATTCGTTTCGCACTGTAACGACTGGTGGGGCGATGGATCTGGGGATATGCTCTTTATCAGAACTGGATTCTACAACGCCTTTGAGGAATGGGCAAGAAATAAGTAAATAACCAGGGAGGGGCAACCCTCCCACAATGCAACACTATAAAATTTCAGATTATGGCAACTAAGAAAAAAGCACCAACTTATGTGAGAGTGCTACAGCACGATCGTAGCGATGAGATCCGTATCGGTGTAGCCTTTTGCATTTTCGGAGAGTTAGACAAAGCCGAAAAGGATTGTGTCGGTATGTATGAGCAAAAATGCGCCTGGTGTGGCGGTTTTAAGGCAGCTTGTGAAAAATACTACAAGCGTGTAGCTCTGGTGGATGCAGAAACCCTGGAGGTCGTTAGAGTGATTTACGAGGACAAATAAGGAGGCAGAAAGAGTGTTATGTCAGAAGTCGTAAAGAAGTTGTAACTTTGTATGGGCTTGACGAGCCCGATATAGAATGGTATAAAATCGAGGAAATATGTTAGGTGCTATCATAGGGGATATTGCTGGTTCTACCAGGGAGTTCAAGAATGTAAAGACCTTGAACTTTCCTTTATTTGAACCAGGCTCTTGTTATACAGATGATACTATCTGCACTATTGCGATAGCGGATGCTGCCATGCACGGACTGCCGTATGATGTTACGCTTGCTAAATGGTGCCAAAAGTACCCGTTCCCGATGGGCGGTTATGGTGCCAGCTTCAAGCAGTGGATTTACGATCCATTCCACAAGCCATATAATTCATGGGGCAATGGCTCTCCTATGCGAGTATCCTCTATTGGGTGGCTTTTCAAGGACACTGAAACGACCTGCATAGAGGCGCGTAAGCAGTCTATCGTATCTCATAATCATCCCATAGCGGTACGGGCATCTGTGCTTGTAGCACTAACGATTAAGACCTTTCGGTCTGGTGGTACTTTGTCTGATATCAAAAAAATGTATTTTGATTCTTATGGTATTATTCCCGAATATAAGCCGTTTTCGGTGGCTTTTAACGAAAGGGCGGATACTGCAGTTACGGCTGCTTTTACTTGTCTTTTTGCCTCTGATAGTTTCTCTGATGCAGTAAGAAAGTCTGTTGCGATAGGTGGGGACTCTGATACTATTGCAGCTATTACTGGCTCTCTGGCGGAGGCTTATTTCGGGCTTGATACGGAGCTTGCGGAGAAAGCCTTTGCGATGCTTCCAGAAGATATGGGGAATATAGTTAGTGAGTTTTATGAACGTATAAAAAAGTAGATATATGGTTACGAAAAAAGATTTAATGCGTTTTTGCAGGTATTATAAAGGGACTACTCAATGCCCTTTTACGGAGCAGAATGAGAAGATGTTTTGGGAATATGAAAAAGTATGGGTTGAAAAGAGTTTGGAAAGTTCATTGAATGGGAAGCTCGATAGTGTATTGTCTTTATCTCTTGACCAGTACATTGCAAATGGTTTGTCAACTTTCAGTGATATAGACGGAGTTCCTGTTGGTATAAAGGCTTTATTATTTAATCGCTATGAGCATTGGCTCGAGGGTTCTCCAAATGACTTCAAAAAATGGTATTTGAATAATTATCTAAAAAAGCAGGTTTAACCTGCTTTTTTAGATTTGTCCAATCACTTCTACATCAATGAATATATCGTATCTTCTTTTCTCAATTTTCGTTATTCTAAAGTGCGTGCCCCTTTGAATGAGCATTTCATTTTCTCCCTGTCCGTTAAAAGCTGAATGTCCTTCCATATAAAGCATCCTTGTGCCTTTGGGACAATATACGTTGATGATATGCCCCGAAAATCCAGTACCTTTTGCTGCTCCGCAAGACATAAAAGCAGTATCGACAACTTCTTTTCCTATTAGGCTATCGATTTCTTCTTGAGTCATTGTCCTTAAATCAAAGCCTAAAAAATTTCTTAATCCTTTGTCATCGACGCCTCTCTGAAGCCATACATCAAAGTTATATGTGCTTTTTTCTATCATTTCTGTAAGACTTTTGATGTGCTTTGCTCCGTTGTTATTCTCGTAATTAAGGGAAACATTGCCAATACCTACATTATTACCCCAACTTCTCTTATATCCTCTTAATGGTCTATTGAAATATCCAGAACCAGCTGTATAACTATGTTGAGCCTCAAGTTCTTCTTTTGATGCTTTTGCAAATACTTTTTTTTGAACTTCCCCATATTTTTCTTTTGATTCAAACTCACTTTTACACCAAACAGAGTTGACAACCTTTCGCTTTTTGGAGTAGGCAGAACTTTCAAATGTTTTACGGATTTTTACTCCAAGTCCAAATTCTACACCATCCTCCTCGAATTTGGGGCCAGTAATGAATGTGGTTTTCCCTTTTCTCTTATTGTCCAGTATCGCTCTTTTCGTTTGTAATGCTTTGCTGGCTTTTTCTAAATCGGCAATATCTCCAGTCTCTATGCTGGACTTGAATGCGGCTACGAGTTCATTATATTCCTTGGACTTTGTCTTGAACGCCAGTGCATCTGTTAAGTCGGTCACATAGTTTTCTAATGCATTGAGCTTCGCGAGTGTGTCGTTTGCGTTGGTTATCTTTCCTGTGCTGATAGCTTCATCGAGTGTATCTGTTAGAGACTTTATGCTCTTGAGGTTTCCATTGGAATACGCCCATTCAAGGGAATACGCTTTCTGCTCTGCAATGTCTGCCCATTGCTTCAACTCTTTCGTTGCCGATATTACCTTGTTAATATCGCCAGTACCGTACGCCTTGCCAACTAAAGTTTCAAGGTCTTTTATGTGTGCTGACTTTAATGTCCTTGCTCTTATTACATAATCAGCATAATTGGACGATAAATCGACGAAATCGGCAGCTTGTGTTTTTAAGCTTAATATTTGGTCAAGGTCTCCCTTTTTTATGGCTTCTTTGGCAGTTGGGATTATACTATTCTTGAATAATTCTTTGGCATTTGGGCTATATATTTTATTATACGACGAGATGATGTTCTCGTACTCCATTTCGCATTTAATCTTTTCAAGTTCTTTTATATAGGCCTTCTGGCTGACTGACCATGTCTTATACTTGGTTTGTGCTCCATACTTATTCGTTCCGAGATATTCATTTATCTCGAATTCAAGCTTTTTTTTCTTGTACTCCAGTGAGTAGCCTTCCCATTGTTCGAGTTTCTTGGCTACGGATGTTTCTACGCCCTTGATGGCTTCATATCCATAAGTCTTGGCTTGTTCATAGGCGTCATCGATATGAGGCATATTGTTAAGCTCGTTTTTGATTGCCTGGAGTTTCTTTGTTTCAATATCTATGGCATCAAGGTCTTTGCCAGCGAGTGCCTTTTGAAGTTCTTTTGTATCCACGTCTGGGATAGCGCTCATTTCGTTTAATACACTCTGTCCGAGCTTATAGCCTTCACTTTGTGTGATAGGGTTGAAGAGTTCGTCAATCTTCTTCCAGTTATCCTTTGCAAAGTACGGAAGGCGTCCTTCGGCCTTGGCATTAAGCAGTCGCTCTTTGTTATCAATGACCCATTGTTTGAATTCGTCTGGGTACTCGGTTATCTGCTCCGAGCTGGTATCGTATGTTTGTCCAGCGAGTTTCGCCTGTTGCATCTTTACGAACTCATCGTCCGATATAGTTATCGGAGTTACCACACAGAAGCAGTTTGGATGCCATCCAGTGAACTTAAAGTCTTTGGGATAGTCCCCAGCGAGTTCGTCACAGATGTCTGGAATTGGGTGGCTTTTTGATAGCCCTATGTGAATGCCTGTGACGAAGTCCATTTGCGACCAACGGAGGTTATCTGCGGTTCTATACGCCATATTGGTTTCCGTCCTGGCAAGACGCATGGCATTCTTGGCCGCACTACGATATACGCCTTTTCCTGGCTTATATGCCTTGGCCGCTTGGCTGAGTTTGTAGTGTCTTTCTCCTTTCGCATCAGTGTACGTGTATATCCTTCTGAAGAGCGCATCAGGGTTCTGCAGGTACTTTCGAACCTCGCGACTTATTTGAGCGGCTGATTTGCCCTCTCCAATGGTTACAGATAGCGCGAGTTCCATTTCTCCTTTGAGTTGTTCCGCCGTCTTCCATACTCTATCAGAAAGCTTTATCCCATTATCTGCTCTTGCGATAAAAGCTTTCATTGCATCAGTATTGCGCTTCATCCAACCAGCGAATTCTGGGCGTTTGAGAGCTTGTTTGCCGAATACGCTTGCCACGAATTCATCCGCAGCCTTATTGCCGTTCTCCCATTCGAGCTTAATGCCCCTTGTCAAAGCTGCGTAAGTAGATGCGTTGAGTTCCTTAAGGATCCTCTCAACTTGCTTTGCGACTTGTGGGTTATCGTCAAACGAGAATATCTCGCCCTCTTCAAGATGATACGTCTTGTTGAGAGCGAGGAGTTGGTTTACGGCTCTTGAATATCGTTCTGAAATGGATACAGCCCATTTGTTTGTTCTACTCAAAAGGGCGCTATACTCTTTTTTGCTGTTGAAGCCCATTTTTAGGCGATTTTAGGTGGGTTGTTACTGGGCGGTGCCCTGGATATCCTCTGGTGTTTCAATCTGGCTAAAAATGTCCTTTTCGCGTTGCGCTTTTTCCGCCGATTCGGAGTTGATTTTCTCAATCTCTGAAGAAGTATCCTTGATGAGTGGGTTTTGGGCTACTGCCGTCTCTGTGGACATTAATCCTGCACCATAAACCTTAACGAGATTATCGATAGCATCTGCAATGTCATTTCCGAATGGTTCCTGGAACTCGTGACCTACCTTGAGATTAAGGCATTCGCCTGCCAGGGAAACATCCATTACATTTGCTATAATGGAGACGATAAGAGACGCCGTCCTATCGAGGAGTTCATCGTGCTTTTCCTTGCGTTTGCTGGCTTTGATATTAGCCAGCAGCATAACTGTATTCAGCGCCTTTGCGGATAGTTGGGAAACTGATTTGAGCGTTTCAAGCGAGATTTTAGGCGTGAAACTCATAGTCAACAGTTTATCCTCGAGCCATTCAAGTTCTTGTTTCTTTGATTCAGGCGCGGAGTCCCACGTGAGGTACTTTGCCGCTTTATCGACACCATCTCCGCCTTTGGTGATGAGCATCTTATTCGCCGCGCCTTTCTCTGGCATACTCTTGATGAGTTCTGCATCCATAATGGCGATAGGATCTGAGAAGTAGTCGTTCGTGTCTGCCGTCCTGGATGTGATATACTCTATTCGGTGCATTATGCGCTCGATACCTGCCCATTCTTTTTCCTGCTGGAATAGGATAATCGGTATCTTCCCGACAAGGTTTTCTTCCTCCGTGACATCCCATCCCATTTGAGCTTTGGCGCATCGGTAGATAGTCTCTGGCGTGAATATGTCGTAATGATAGACCGTCTTGTCGTTGGCTTCCTTGACATAGTATCCCCAGCCAATTGAGATTATATTCTCATACTGGTCCCAACGGACTCTGATTTCGTCGCCTTTACTTTTAGCGAGAACGCGTATCTGAACGTCTGGTTCTCCGTCGCTATTGCGATAGGTTCTGAAAAGCAAAGCGGATTCCGTCTCTGCTCCTGCGAGGCGTTTTGCTTCGCGTATCTTTGAGTCAAAGCGTGTGCGACGGATGATATCCTGGAATGCTGCAAATGCGTTGTCTGTCCCCTCGGAAAGTTGAGACCATTTTACAGGGCGCCCATAGAGAAAAACAAGCGCAACCTCGTTGATATATACTGGATAGGGGATAGGAAGCTTCCATACCTTCTCGCGTCGTATGAAGTTCCCATTTTTGTCTGTGATGATTTTGTCCTCGCGATGATTAATAGGATGACTATAAGTGTCGTAGTCTTTCATCGCGTCTATAATCAAATCTTCCCGTGTCGTCATCTGCTGCTGGATAGCCGAGATGTCCTTTGAAGCAAGTAGTTCATCAAACTCTTTCTTCCGACCTGCAACCCTACTAAAGGCGTTGCTCATAAAATCAATAAAGCCCATAATTCTTTGTTTTTGTTATGTTAAAGTCCCAACATAGACTTGCTCATAGAGTCAAAATCGAAATCATCATCATCTTCGAGCAGGTCGTTTATAGCATAACCGAGAATATCCACGAATTCATCGTGAGGGGCGTTTGGGAAAGAGCAGACCTCGGTCAAGAACTCCTCGATCCATGATCCTTCAACAAGATAGACCCTGCCACATTCAATTCGTGGTGATACGGCCTTTAAGCGCACTACTTTATCGTCAGTAGGTGAAGGCGTCCTTTTGACGTTCATAGTGCTATATTTTTCGAACATCTGCACCACGCTCTCTCCGTTGGCTTTCGGCTCAATGTGCAGGATGCTTTCGTCGCTATACTCATGTGCCCGAGCATACTCTGGTAAAAACTTGAGCAGGTCTGGCATCTCTTTATATGCTTTCTGGGCGTCAAAGAGATAGATGTTGTTTCTGATACGGCAGGCGGACAATATGCCAGAAGGGTCATTGTCTCTGTTTACTTTCTTCTTGTTATATGCCGTGTCAAGGTAGAAGTGCATTGGTTCTCTGAAATGGAGCGCCATAAAATCCGCGAGGCTGATACGTCTGAACCAGTTTTCTTTTACGATATTTCCTCCTTCAACTACTGGGCTTTGATCGTATTGCCCTGCGTATTGAACGCTTCCGAGGTCAATTTTTGCTTCTTCCAGTGCATTCCTATTTAGTCTTATAGGGTCGAGCAATCCATCAATATATCGTTCTCGTAAGCTTTCTGGCTTGACCATTGGTGACGCTTCGGCAGGAAGGCATATATGTTTTATGTTTTCACTTTTGTTTTTCAGTTGATACCCCGTGACATCATTGATATGCAATCTTTGCATAACAGTTATTATTGGGGTGTTTGCCTTGTTTACTTTACGACTTGAAAGTGTCTTAAAGTGGTCTATCGCCTGCTGGCGGAGTTGTTCTGAATTCGCCTGTTTGGGGTTTACTGGGTCATCGTTGATGATGATATGTGCGTGGAAACCAGTAATCGTGGCACCTGTTGATGTGGCATATCTAAATCCTCCCATCGTCGTCGCGTAGTATTGTTTTCCCGACTTATCTCTACGAATGACTACGTCTGGAAAAAGCCTTCTGAACTTGTCGGATGTTATGATATCTCTGCTTTTCATTGCGTGCTCAATTGAAAGACTCGCAGAATATGAATTAGTGATTTCCTGTATTGTCGGGTCGAGCGTCCATAACCAAGCTGGAAACATTATTGTGACTATGGTCGATTTCGTGGTTCCTGGAGGCTCGTTGATTATTAGGTCATATGGCTTCGGCTTTCTCTCTACAATGTATTGTGCGAGTTCTTGGAGCTCGTCGCACAAGTATTCGATGTGCCAATTAAATACAGGCGGCTCCTTTATTATGACATCCCAAAAGGTTTTGACAAAATAAAAGAAACGCCCACGGCACTCGTCAGCGACAAGCCGAATTGCAATACTAACATAATCAATGCTCCGTGTCATTTACTGCCTGTTCACCGATAGAGAGAAGGACCGCCCTCTGTTCGTCAGAAAGTTTCGATAAATCAAATTCGCTGGATGGGACGAGCGGTCTTCCTTCTGCCCCTGTAACTTCGTGTCTTTGTGCTGGCATCTCTCCAAGTATTTCTACGATCATCTTCAATGCCTTTATTGAGCCCTCCTTGAAAGCCTTTTCGAGGCACTTTGCAACCATGGCTTCCTGCTTTGTTGTGCCAGCAGGTGTTACTTCTCGCAGAATTGCGTCTATTGTCTCTGCGATTGCTTTGCGTTTGCGTATTTTCTTCCCTCTTGCAATTGCTCCTTTTGCCCTTATTTCTCGGGCTTCTTCGGGAGTGCGTTCATTGAAAGGGATAAGTCCTGATGTGTTTGCCATATATTCGTTTGTTTTTAATTCAATTTCTCGGCTTTGCCGCCTGTCATCTTCTCCCAGCGTGCGATTATTTTGTCGCAGTAGATAGGGTCGTATTCCATACATCTGGCTATACGCCCAAGTTGTTCTGCCGCCATCATTGTACTTCCAGAACCGCTGAAAAGGTCGAGAACTATCTGTCCAGCACATGAGCTATTCTTTATTCCTCGGCCAGCGAGTTCAAGCGGCTTTTGCGTCGGATGGATATAGTCTAATCTGTTATCCTTATCTATTTTCCAGCAGGTGCGTCCGTCATAGAGGTTTTGCAGTATTTTCAGCATTTCTTCTTTTTTCAAGTCTTTTAGTTCTGCTCTGTTCATGGCGAGGAAAGTCTTCTGTGTCCTATCACCGTACCACTTGCAGTTCTTATCTTTGTGCGTGCCGTAAAAACACGGCTCGTGCGCCCAGTGGTAATCGCATCTTCCCAGTACCATACCTTTATCCCATACCAGCTCTTGTTTTATGCGGAGTCCTGCCTCTTGAAGTGCATTTTCGAATATGACGTGATTCAAAGTTGCGAACCAAACATAGTAGGCTCCGTCTTCCTTGAGGTAGGTTGCCATATTCTTAAACGCGCGGAGAAGAAATTGGTATAAGTCGTCTCCTTTGAGGTCGTCATTTGCAATCATGTCCCAGTCTTTTGAAGTGGGATTGTTCGCACCTGTAAAGCTTACTCCGTATGGTGGGTCAGTGAATACCATATCAGCAAGATCTGCCCCCATAAGGGTTTTTACATCGTCTGGATTAGTGGAGTCGCCACACATCAATCTGTGCTCTCCAAGCAGCCATATATCGCCTCGTGAGACCCTTTGTTTAACTTCCTGGTCTTCGTCGAAGTTATCTTCCATTACTTCCTGCTCGTCTTCTTCTTCGTTGCCCATCTCCCAAGCAGGAACACCCCAGTCAAGTAGTGGGTTATCATCCCATTCGTTCCCGAGCCTATCGTAATCCCAAGCGCCGAAAGAGCCATTATCTTTTATGACAATCTCTTTCAGCTTGGATATATCTGTACTTTCGTCCAGTATTATACAAGGGACTTGTTCCATCTTGAGTTCTCGTGCTGCAGCAAGACGCATATTTCCGCCCATTACTACATATTGGCTCTCGAAAGGATACACGATTATTCCTCTGGCTTCGAAGAGCTCTGGTGTCTCCTTAAGTGACTTCTTCAAAAGGTCAAGGTCTTTTCTACTCCAACTACGAGGGTTCTCGGGGAGTCCGTTTATTTGACCATTGTTCTCTATGAGTTGTTCTGTTTTTAGTAGCTTCCTTTCCATAGTAATCTATCATATTAAGCCCCATTCTGCGAACTTCTCAAAACCGCCTATGCTCCAAATGTATGCCTTTGCTATATCTACAATTTCTTCGTATGGCTTGCCGTCCACGAACTGATCCCCTGTGGCACAACAAAGTTTTACTTCTTTGTGGGTCAGCTGTGCTTTAAGGAATGCGTAAATATTCACGGATACATCCGCTTTGCTTAAGTCTTTGCCGTGAAGGCCCCCTCCTGTTACGCTGTCTCCCATATCGGAGCCTAATTTGCGGTTTGTGCATCCTGCATCTACATCTGGACCACCAGTCCAGTTTCCTAATGGGTTAATTACAGCCCCTGGGTAATCAACTGCGAGATCTTCTGAAAAGCAACGGCTTTGGCAGATTATGAGCTTGCCTTCTATGCAGTCAAATATGTACTTTCCGTCATTTGGACATTTAGAATATATTCTCACAGCAATGTCCTTGAGTGTTCTTTGTTCAGTTGTTACAGGAACTCCCTTGAAGATTCCATTATCTCCGCATCTTATCTGTCCTTCCTGGTTCTTTGCGAGTTGCTTGTCTTGCAGTACCACATTGAGGTTTATACGCATCTTTTGCCCTGTAATTCGTTCAACGATGCTATTTATTTCCTCTATGGCGAAAGTCTCGCTACTCTCAATGATAATATTGCACTCTCCGTGACCGAGCAGTACTTCTACCGCTACTTTGGGATTGGAGTTTTTACTATATGCCAAGTCAACTATTGCTCCTGCTATACGATCTGCCACTTTGTCTGGGTGGCTGGGGTTTACTTTTTCAAACATGTTTGATTGTTTTGTAGTTATTGCACAAAGTTAATTAAATATATGCTTATTAAGCACGCTTGTAGTGAAAAATTAAAATGCCTTGAGGTAATCATCAATGAATGTCTTGAATTCATAGAAGGAGCGAATGACTACATACTGGTATCCTGCTTCTTCAGTTGCTCTTTGGAATTCCTTTTGCGACAAGCTTTGGCGTGATGTCTTTTCGCCTGTCTTCATCTCAATACAAACTCCGTGATAGTCTTTGCTCGGGTAAAGAAGGATAAGGTCTGATACACCAGCGACAGTCCCTTCCGCTTTTAGTATTTTGCCTTCTATTTTAGTTCTCGCACCTCCATTTGGAACTGAAAATAGATTGTAATAATATCTCGGATATTGGAGTCTGAACCACTTAATGCATTCCTGCTGAATTTTACTTTCAATATGTTTCATGTATTATATTATTTATAATTATATTATATGCATACTTACAATACTATTTAATGTTATTGTTATTATTAGAACGGCAAATCGTCATCTTTTGGAGTTAAGTCTTCGTTGGAGTAAGGCTGCCTATTTTTCGGCCCTTGTGGCGCGTTTGATTGTGCCGATGGTGCAGTACTATCATTTTCTCTTTTCTCGAGCAATTGAAGCGCCTTTCCGTCTATCTCCGTGGCATAATGTTTAACCCCATCTTTGTCATCCCAGCTTCTTGTTCTGATAGAACCCTCAATGTAAATCAACGACCCTTTGTGGAGATGTCTTTCGCATAGCTCTGCGAGCCTCTCCCAGAAGATTACCCTATGCCATTCCGTTCTGTCTGGAATGGTAGACCCAGACTTTGTGATATATCCCTTTTCCGTGGTTGCAATCGATAGGGTTGTTTTCTTTGCACCATTAGAGAGTGTTTCTACTTTCGGATCGTCCCCAAGGTAGCCGAGAATAATTACTTTGTTAATACTTGCCATGATGTTTTTTTGTTGTTAGTCATTAATATCTGAAATCCGTGAAATGGATAATAATCCCAGTAAATCTTTGCTTTTGTGCTGTCTTCTTTGCTCCGAACATCCACTCTTTGAAGTCACGAAGTGGTAACCCGTCATTCTGGGCGAGTGAATGGATGTCCCATATAGGCTTGCCATCTACAATGGCTTCCAGCACATCTGTCGTAGGGTCGTATGTCATCGTGATACGCTGGTATCCCATCTGCTTTCCTGTGTATGTCTTGATTTCTTTCTGTTTGCTATTATAGGGGCGCCCCGTCCACTCCCTTACCGAGCAGACGAAGTCCCCATTTATAACTTTATCAAGATTATGCTTCCACTGGTCATAATTGGCTCTGATAGTGTGTATCTTGAGTCCATTTTCCAGGTTGGCTCTGAAGTTGGTTCTTTCCCTCTTCTTGCTATGGTAAAGAGGGAAGAGCTTGCTTAATATCAATATTACTTGTTTTGTCATTGTTATTGAAATTTCATGAATACCAACCATATTGTATTCCCGTTTGTCCTTGTTCTATTGCCGAAGAGTGGTTGGTATGGCTCTATGGCAGAGATTACTTCCGACAATTTTATTTGCTGTTCGTTCCACTTGAATATCAATGTACCACCTACTTTTAGCACGCGCATCAGTTCAGTCATTGATTCCAGAAGAAAACGTCTCCAGTCATTTGGCAACTTTCCGTACTTCTTCCGTAGCCACGCTTTATCTCCAACCCTTGCTAAATGTGGTGGGTCAAACACGACCATACTAAAAGTATTGTTTGGGAAAACGGTGTGTGTGCAATCTGTGATAATATCTGGGCTTATTTGCAGTAAGCGTCCATCGCATAGGGTGCATTGTTCTGAGCGATTATCTATATAAGTCGTGTGCGGTTCGTTTTTATCGAACCAAAACATTCGACTCCCACATGTAGCATCCAGTATTTTAACTCCGTTGTTATCCATAATTACTTATTCTTCAAATTCTAATAATACCTCGTGTAAATCTTCAAAGTCTAACCCATTATCTACCACTTCTATTTGTGACGAAACGCCTGTAAGCTCAGCTAAATCGGTCAGAACTCCGTCCTCTATCGCATCCCAATCTTTGACAAGGTAAACCTTTGCATCTTTGGGATAACGGCTTAATTCTCGCTTTAATTCTTCTGCTGTCATACTTCCAATGTGTCTATGTAGTTGTAAAATTCTTTGCTAAATCAAAACACCTTATTGCCCTATCCACCTTTTTCTGTATCCTTTCTGTCATTTCTTTTCTTTTTTGAATTTGCCTTCGCAGAAGATGTCGTACGCACCCTTTGCGTTTATGTCCATTCCGTTCCATTGCGGAAACTTCGTACATAGGTGCACTTTCCTCGTACACCCCTTTCTCGCTTTCCAACGATGATACTTACAATCTTTGCATCTCATACTCTAAACCCTCCCTCATAGCCGGTTATTCGCATTATGTTCTGCAATTCGTGAAAAAAGCGGATTTTTGCAATTCTCGCCACAAAACAATACATATCCCATCCATCATTCGTTCGGGCAAGTATGTACGGCGAATTGAAGCGTATATCTTTCCCTGCACCTCCTTTCCATCCGTTTTTATCCAAGATGTCCAAGTCTATTGGTATAGGCTCAATATCCTCGTAGTATGCTTCTACATCAAGCAACTCTGGACCACCCCACTCTCCATTGATACCATATTCCAAAAGTTCCCGAACTTGAATTGGGTTGCCCAAATCATCCTGCACCCAATCCCCTATCATCAATTCACTTGCTTTCATAACTATAATATACTATTTATCTGCGTTTTAATATCTTCTCGCACTAAACATTCAAGTTCTTCTGCAAAATCTTTTAGGTGGTCATCTAAAAAAGAAAAATCCACCTCAAAGTCGTCTTGAACTTTATTCCAGTCTATACTATCACTACAGGCTTCCATCATTGCAGACAAGCAAGTGTCTATAAGCCTGTCTTTCGCTATCCAGTTGCTCATACTTACTCCTCCATTGCTTTTTGAAAAACTTCTATCATCTGTTCATCATCATACCAACAATTATCGTGGCACGCAGCATCTTCATAGTAGTTCTGTGCATTCTCTTTTAGCCACTTTATTGCCTTGTCAAGCATCCATCTTGCACCCGCCTTAAAACCAACGTATTTGCGGTTCATCTTTGCTATTGTAACCATATCCCGTGAGTGTGGGATATCATAACCTGCATAGATTTTTGCTTTTTCGTCTATTGTCATAACCTATTCCTCCCTGAGTATTATAAAGGGGTTTGCAATGTACTCCTCTAAACTAAATTGTTTCATTATTCTTCCTCCCATTATATAATTTCAAAAAATAAATTCCTCAATACTTTTGGGGAAACTTTTTGCTTGAAAATGAGGACAACCCTCATTTATGTTTGGCATCTTTCCATCACATCTTCCTATGATGTCATCCCTTATCTCTGTGACGTTGAACCTCAATATTTTGTTGTGGTAGAGTTTCTTGCCTGTCGCTTGACAAGTAAATTCAGTATATTTTGTTGAAAACCCATTAGTGGTATCAGTTTGTCCCTCATATTTTTCAAGCCATTTGCACTCTTTACACAATGAGATGTTTTCAGGATTATGTCTACACGCAGCTTCGTGTTTCGCCATAGCACTTTTGCTTGAAGACATCTTACTACAAAAGTCACACTTGTATCCTTCTTGCCTTTTCATACTTATTCCTCCCATTCTACTTTAATCGTGGTGAGATAATAGTCATCCCCGTCTGCGACTCTTTTACACTCCTGTTCGGTGTCATGTACTATACCACCTTTTACACGGCCAGTTCCAGTTCGATACAAGTTCATCCATCTTTCGTACTTAACCACTGGTGCAAAGAAAAGGTCTAAATCGTCCGTGTTGCTATTGCTAATATGTCTACCATTTTTCCAATAGGAAACAATAAGCATATCAGAACACCCTTCGTTCACTATGGCTATAATCGGTTGTGCTACTTTTCTATCTGTGCAGATAATTCGTACAGACCTGCCATCCCTTGTTACTATTTTTTGCTCGGGATAAGCAAGGTATTCATCTAAATTAAATTGCTTCATACCTATTTCTCCCACTCCACTTTAATTGTAGTGATATAGTGAATACCATCTTTTGCTGCATTCTTTATGGCAATTTGCTCCGTACGATATATCGGACCACCCATAGGGTCGCCACTAACATTGTAATATAAGCTCATCCATCCCTCGTGCTTGCGCGCGTCGTCTTCATCTGCAAAGAAAAGGTCGTAAGGGTCTTTTTCGTTGCAGAGTAGGTGTCCGTTCCCATAATAGCTGTAAGATACTTCATAAGGTTCATCGTACCTACCCCCTCCCTCTTTAATGAGGGCGACAATAGGAGTTTGGGAGTTCATTTTATTTGCGCAAATTATCCTCACCTCGTGTCCGTCCCTCGTGACAACCTTGCGCTCGGGATTTTCCAAATACTCTTTCAAATTAAACTGTTTCATATTCTTTCTTTTATAATTATCGTCTTGTTTTTCCTGTAAGGTGTATAACATTATATGTCTTGAAGCGGTCTATTATCCGTCCGTAATTGTCCTCAAAATAGGCTTTCAGTTCTTTTGGGCTGAGGTTTGTCGTGAGGTGCCCGAACTTGCCCTGCTGCTGCCATATGTCGTTTCGTGCATAGAGGAACTCGCATATCATGACCTTCGTATCCGTCCCGAAGTACTGGTGGGTTTGTAGCCCAATATCATTGAGGCAGATATTGTATGGCTTGCCCTCGAACCTCGTACTGCCTTCCTCGTTGAATGTGTATCTGTCCAGATGACTGTTGAGTTTATAGTAGTTTATCATCTGCGTTACGCTCACATTCTTGAATGCCATTGGGTTGCCTGTAAGCTCCAGGTAGCGTGAGAATACTTGCATCATAAGTGTCTTTCCGACTCCGACTTCTCCGCATAAAAGGATATTCTTTGAACATTTGTAATCCTTTCCTGGGAAGACGCTTTCTGCCAATTCGCACCCGTTGAAGTAATACAGCAGGAATTTGAGCACCTCTCTGTTATTATCATCGAGAATGTATTTGCGGTTTTGCTCCTTCAGACAATCGTTTGCGCACATCCCGAGGAACTTCCAGTGTTGGTTGAATACTTCTGGGTTACGTAAGTCATCAGAAGCCTTCGTCGTAGTTTCTTGGCTCTTGAGTTGGTGGTAGAGCTGATTTAGCGCTACTTGTATTGTTTTTATCGTTTCCATCTATAATCTCGTTATAAAACCATTTGAATTTATATCCGCCCCATCCGTTTGCGGCTGCCGTTTTTAGTTGTTCTTCAGGCGTGTATTCTGGGTGAGAGAGAAGCTCTTTCTTTGTCATCTCAAAGGCAAGCTTTGTGTTTGGGAGTTTCTTGTTTCTTCGATTTACCATCCAAGTGTCTGCCACTGCCTCGCTGACTCCAAGCTCCATAATGTCGTGTTTGAATTCGAGCGCTGTATATCTTTTGGTCTTGGTTGTTTCCATTTTGGAAATAGCCATCTCTGGCTTATCTTGGAATAACATTGGCTCCTCGTCCTCTTTTAGTCTTTTTGGCATCGGTATCTGCTCTTGCACTCTCTCGATGTATTTGATATACGCAATTGATGCCGTATCAGATCGCATCTCGGATAATCTCGCATCTCTTATCATCCGCTTTTGGCAGAGGTACCCGTCTTCAAGATATACAACTCCTGCTTTAAGCAATTCTGCCAGTCCTCTCTCAATCTCATAGCGTTTATATGGCATCTGCTTACAGAGTATTCCGACAACACTTTTGTCTCCGACGTATATCTTTCCATAATCCTCGCTCTTGTGCATAAGGCAGAGCAATCGAATGTAAATACCATTTGCCTGGGCTGAACACTCGTTGAGTTTCTCGTCGCTTATGAACGCATCCACATAAAGGGGAAAATAGGGGAGTTCTCTACGCTTTGCCATTGTTCCTTTCGCTTTGCTCAATCATTGCCTCTATAACTGCGTTAATCGCATCTCTTCGTCCTATAAGACTATCGATATAATCGTTCAGTTCTTCTTTGTCGTAGGATATGTAATATCCCGATGAAGTGGCTATCAAGCATGGTATTATGTTATTTACTCTGATGTGATTGATAATCTTTCTTATTCTCGCTTCTGTTATCTCAAGGTCGAGCTCTCTTATCTTCTGGCAGATATATCTATTCTTTATCGCCATTCTTTTTCCTATTCGCCCCGAGAGATAACATATCACGATTGGCAGTACTTCATTGAGCTCATATTGGCTTAATGTGGCTGTTTCGTTCTCAAATCCTTTAAGTGCCATAATCAGTAAGGTTGAATTGATATGTTGAATTCTTTTCCTGCATCTGCAGCATAGGTCGGTTTGCCAGTCAGCTTGTGTATCTCGTCAATGAACCGCAGCTCGTTTGAGTTTCCATCAGAGAGGTGGATTAATATAATCTCGTTACACTCTGAAAGGTCGTTTGCGAGCAGAATACCTTTCGCCGTCTGAAGCTCCATATGGCTTTTCATGAGTCTTTGCCTCATTCCTGGATGGAGTCGCCCCGATGCGATATTTGCGTCGAGAATGTCATCTGCATAGTTTGCTTCCAGCATTATATGGTTCATCGGTGGGAAGGTATATTCAAGCATCATTGTATCCGTAACAAAAAGCATCCGACCCATTTCTTGATGCTCTATTATGTAGCCTACGCAAGGTACATCGTGGCAGACTGGGAATGCGTATACCTTAAATCCTCCGAGGATATATCCGTGGTTTGGCTCTATCTCTTTGACAAAGCTCGACCTCTCTATCCCTTTTGTTTTACATACACTTTCTAATGCCATTATTCTTATGCCTGCCTTGATGTAATCCTTAACGTATGCTGCGTGGTCCGAATGGCAGTGGGTGATAATAGCCCCTTGAACTTTGTTTAAGTGCCATTTTAGCGCTTTTTTAACCTCGGAGAGTTTGCACCCTGCCTCGATAATCAAGGCCTCATTTTCGGCTTCTAAAATATAGCCATTACCAAGGCTATTACTACCCAATACCAATAGTTTCATAATCCGCGATTTAATATGGATCTTTCTCGCTTTCTGGTGTCGTCTCTGGTGCAGGAGCGTTCTCTGCTGGCTGACTTACTGGAGGAACCTGTGGTGTGACATTCTCGAAGTTTGAAGGCTCAATTACAATGTTTTTGCGATTGGCATTCTCCGCTATCATGTCATTGCGGTTTGATTCGAATTGAATGTCTCCAGCTACTGCGTTCTGCATTTCGATGGAAAGGTAGCCATACTTGGAAAGTAGCCTGCGTATGACAGTCTTTATTGCCATATCGTTGAAGTTGCCCTCCCAGCCTACTTGCTTGCCGATCACGTTATTCTGTGCTTTTGCTTCGAGGTCTTCAATGGTCGTCTCTTTCTTTACGCTTGGAGAGTATCTTTTTGCATAGCAAGCCATGTCGTGAACGCTCATGTAGAGCATCTTTGCAAAGCCGTTCAGAAGCTTGAAATAGCAGAAATAACCTACAACCTTGTCTGATACTTTCTCTCCAGAAAGGTCAATCATTCCTGTAAGCTTGTCTGCACATCGAAGTTCTCCTTCGTACACGACATCCGCGTTGAGTGTCTCGTATTGTCCAGTCTTTTGCGCCATCTGAATGTAGCCCTTATATCCTGGGACAAAGGTCGGAGTTGGGATTTTCTTCCACGTCCCGTCTGGCTGCTTGACGCTATTGTTATATACTACCACATACGCAAATCCGAGCGCTTTGTTGAGTGGAAGCTTGAGTGTGGCAGCCTTGAGTGCCTCACATAGAATTGCTTTCGGGTCGCATCCTTGCAACTGCTTGTCGTTGGAATAAAGGTCGATAATCGAAGCTGCGAAAGCGTCTTTATTTTCTCCGAGTGCACGCTGGAATTGTGTCTGCACTGATGCGGAGTCAATCATCCTTTTTAGTGCGGCTATACCGCCACCCTGCTGGGTTGTTGTAATTTCATTCATAATACGATGAATTTTAATTGTTGGTAATTGTAAGTTTGTTTTCAGTAGTAACTATTAGTCGAACTATCTGGCTATCTGTGTGCTGAAGTGCGTTGATGCTCTCTGCGTTATCGACAAATATAGGGGCGTTTACACCTTCAAATCCGCAGATTGCATTTATGATGTCAAGTCCTGCGTTTATCTTACTTGCGGTATTGAGGTCACTATACGGAACCCCATCCACCATTGCCTCACAAGTCTCAATCTCTCCGCCGTTAATCTGGGTGTCGAACATCTTGAATTTTACTACGTCAAACATCGCATTTATTTTCCCCTCTATGGCATCAACTTTTGCTTTGTTGAACTTGGTTATGATATATTCTACGCCCTCAAACGTTGCGAGTTCCTGCGACTGCACTCTGAGTTCCTCTTCCAGGCTTGCTATACGCTCGTTATTGCGCTCGATGATATCTTCATTCGCAAGTCTCTTGTCAAGCTCCGCAATTCTTTCGGATATTGCTGTTTTTTGAACCTTGATATCGGTCGTGTCAAAGGCAGGCAGTTCTTGCTGAAGTTGTTCGTTAAGTCTCATTTCTTCGTCTGTAAGCTTAATGAACTGCTCGTCCTTAAGTACTACTGGCTCTGTTTCTGGAATGGTTATTTCCTGGCTTAAAATCGGGTCTTGAGCGATGTCTCTGTATTTCTGTGAGTATTCCTCAGTAAGTTTTGCAAGGCTTTCTAATTGTTCGCTTAAATCCTCGATTTTGCGCTTTACGTCAAGGCCTTTGATTTTGTTTATTTCGAGTTTCTCGGCTTTGTTGGCATTAAACTTAACCATCATATCATTCTGTCTGCGCTGAATGTCTTCTGGCTCGAGTGGCCTTCCGCATGTAGGACACGTGAAGTCATTTTCGGTGAAAGTCAGCGTTTCTGCGTTAATTGCCCTCCATTCTGCAAGCAAATCATTGCGCTTGTTCTGAAGTTCTGCTACATCTGCGTTGGCTACTTGAAGCTTGTGCGTAAAATCGTACAGTTTGTGTTTGACATCCCCGAGTTTTCTCTTGGCTGATTCTTGTTCGGCAAGTTTGACCTGGTGATCATTGAGCAGTTTCTTTTCGAGTTCTGTCCTGCGGTTAATCTTGTCTCGACGAACCTGGCTGAGTTTCTCTACGAGGGCTTGTTGTGCCTTGCCTGCCTCTTGCATCTGTTTTGCTACATCTGCGAGTTGTGCATCGAGGTTGTCCAGTTGCTTCTGATACTCTTTCTTTTGGGCTTCTATTGAGGTCCAGTCTTCTTCCTCTGGCATATCTCGTTTGCGCTCGTCGATACGGGCAGGGATGCCGTCAATTGAGAGTTTTATACGCTTCTTCTTCGCTTGGATTTCGCGCTTGTATTCTTCAAGGGTTTTACCCGTAAGGCAGGCGAGAAGGTTCTCGAAATCTTTATCTCCTCTCGCTATATCTTCATCACTGACTCCATCAGCCATACGGAAAAGCATAGCCCTTTGAATGTCGGTCTTTTGAGCCGTGAAATAGAGTGGGTTTGTTATGAACTTGAAAACGTCTTCAGAGCAGATATTCGCGACCTTCTCGCTGTACTCTTTTACAGAGCAAGGCACCCCATTGTAATAGCGTTCTTCTTCGTGTCCTGTAAACTCTTCAACGGCGGATCCTCTGCGCTTTGTCCATTTCTCGAGGTAACGCCTTTGCAGCTCGATGGTTTCGCCATCCACCACTATGGTTGCCTTGACCTCATGTGGCAGTTTGGCGATAGGCTTTCCGTTACCATCGAGGGTTTTGATGTTAAAGTCCTTTCGGTCTTTTGAGTCCTTACCGAAAAGGACATAGGTAAATGCATCAAAGATGGTTGTTTTGCCAGAACCATTCTTTCCACTGATGTTTGTCACTCCATCAGAAAAACCGATTTTGAGGTCTCTGATGCCCTTGAAATTGAGTAGCTCAAGGGATTTAATTTTAATCGTTTTCATATATCGAAAAATGCTATAATGTCATTAGTTCGGCTTTGCCGAGTATCTCTCTATTGGATTTTACTCTGGTCTCTGTCATCCAATCTTCGAGCTCGTCTTTCTTGAAATAGATTGCTTTTCCCTTCTTGTAGTGCGGAATGTCTTTTCCTGCTACGAGGTGGTAAAGCCTTGAGGTCGATAGCCCGAGAAAACGTGCGGCTTCCGATATGTCGAACACTGATTTATTCGAGATGGTCAGCAGGAACTCTATGCGGTCCAGTCGTGATTCTAAATTATTCATCGTCATTTTCTCCCTCGGTATATTTGATTATGCCTTTTCTTTTCAGTAGTGCGAATGCACTTGCAAGGTAGCTTGGGATAAACAAGTACCCTATTGCCAAATCTGTCCATGTGTCAATCGTGATGGCGAGAAACATACTTGCCAAAAAGATTACAAGCAAGGTGATGTTTATTATTCTTGATTTCATGTGCGTTGAATTTTTAGTCGTTGATTTTTAATGAAAAGGAATTGCAACTGATTTGTAGTCCTATTCGAGTCCCCAGGTTTTAGTTACTACTTCGATATGCAAGATTCCTTTTCGTGGTTTTCTTGTTACTTATAATTTGGCGTTTGGCTCATATTTGTTGGCTGCTTTCTGGGAATAGCGAGTTTGCATCTACTCCAAGCTCCTGGGCGATGATTGATTTCACCAGCTCGTCTGGTTGCTGTCTTCCAGCAAGCCACATTCGGACTGTCATCTCTTGTCGTTTAGTAACCTTTGCTATCCTCTGAACGAACAGGGTTGCGTGTGTCGGCTTATGAAGCTCTTGCTCATATAGCTCTTTGAAAGTCATATTTGTATCCATTTTTTTCTGTCCAAAAACTTTATTTGCTTATTAGGCACTCTTGTCCTATCTTTGCAGGTCGCATACAATTCTATGCGAGGCATTAGGAATTGTTTTGTGATGCAAATATATACGATTTCGTTTAGTTATGCAAGGATTTTGTGTAATTTATTTTGTTATTTTGTTGCATAAAACAGCTAAATTGTTAATTATGAGTGGATTAGAATTAAAAGATTTTTTGAAAAATAATAGAGTAAACTTCACCGAGTTATGTCAAAAACTCGGAAATATCTCGTATCAACGTCTTCAGTCCATTTTTGTTGCTCAAGACGTCAAAAGTGGTACGCTGGAAAAAATAGCTACAGCGTATGGGCACGACATCGGCTGGTTCTATGGGTTGGAGGGGAAAAGTGAGCAGATGGTTACTGAGGTTCCTGGGACTTGTAGTTCCACGGATACAGCCCTGCTACGTGCTTTGGATGAGATAGGGGAGCAGCGCAAGTTAACGCAGGCGGCACAAGAACAAGTATCTAATCTTGTGCAGATTATATCGAATATTACTGAAAAATAATTACTAAAACTAACAAAATATGGATTTCAAAGACTCAATCAAACAGATTTCCGAAAGGATAGAAAAGCTTAAGGATAACCTCCAGACGGAGGAGGCTACGAAAAATGCCCTTGTGCTTCCATTTCTCACGGCTCTGGGATATGATGTGTTCAACCCAATGGAGGTACTGCCAGAGATGACTTGCGATATAGGTACAAAAAAAGGCGAAAAGATTGACTATGCGATACTGGCAGATGGAAAGCCTGTTATCCTTATTGAGTGTAAACACTGGCAGCAAAATCTCAATTTGCACGATAATCAGTTGCTTCGTTACTTCAATGTGTCCTCGGCTAAATTTGGGGTACTTACAAACGGGATAGTGTATCGGTTTTATACCGACCTGCGTGAGCCTAACAAAATGGACGAGAAGCCGTTTTTGGAGGTTGATCTTACCGACCTAAAAGACGCGCAGATAGAAGAACTCAAGAAATTCCATAAGTCGTATTTTGACCTCGATGCTATATTGAGTACCGCCAGCGAGTTGAAGTACATGGGTGAATTAAAAGCGGCAGTGTCTTCTGAACTTGGATCGCCGTCCGCGGAGTTTGTTCGTCTGTTTGCTAAACAAGTCTATGATCGTCCACTTACTCCGAAAGTGATGGAGCAGTTTACTGCCCTCGTTAAGCGAGCCGTTGCTTCGTGTATTAGTGACCTTATTTCGGATAGGCTCAAGGCGGCCACTGCCATTGAAGACGAAAATGCTGCGCAGTCTTCCGTTCCTGCTGCGGAAACTATCGAGCCAACCATTGCGGACCGAATTGTGACTACGGAGGAAGAACTACAGGCGTACTATATCGTAAAATCGATTCTTCACGGGGTGGTTAAGCCAGAGGATGTCCTTTATCGAGATAGTGTCACTCGTTTTTCTGTCTTTCTTTCTGACAATAAGTCTGTATCGGTGTGTCAGTTTAAGTTCAATGGCAGCAAAAAATACATTTGCTTTCAAAAGGGGAGCGGTAATAGTGATGCCTTTGTGATAGAGAAGCTTGACGATATCTGGGAGTACGCAGAGCGTATTGTGGCTGCCGCCAAGCGGATAAGGGGAATTTAGGCTTGTCGAGCATTTTCTTGGCGTCAGGAAAATGATCCAATAGAAAATCATAAGTACCAAGGTAAAATTATGGAAAAGTATTATCGACTTGTTATCGAAATTTTGAAAGAAGGTCTCTCGGACGTTATGTCGTCTGGGGAGATAGATAGAGAAAATGCCATCAAAGGCCTCAGAGCTCTCCAAATAGAGGCCGATAGGCGCGAGGTGGTGTGTGAACCCGTCGAGGAGCTTGAAGCCCTCGAAAACGACCTTTTTTGGCTTTTGTCCGACTTGACCGAAGAGAAAGAGAAATGAGCAGGAGACGGAGTTACAAGCAGGAGACGCTCGATGTCCAGCGTCGTTTCTTTGAGGCGATAGACGAACTTATAAGGCAGGGCAAACTTCGTGGCGTTCAAACTTACTGCCGTTTGTACGGCATTGACAAAAGGCATCTGTATTCTCAGCGTCTTGACCCATTCAAGGGCTTCTTTGAGGTCGCTTGGTTTTTGCCGCTTTTATCTGACTTCAAAGTGTCGTGCAAATGGCTTCTTTTTGGCAAGGGAGAAATGTTAAAAAAGTGACGGAAACGCGGTCAATTTTTGTCGCAAAATCCTTCTTCTCTTCCTTTTTTCCTTTTCCCCCTTTACATCCTCCTATATCCTTAATTCTATCTTAACAACATATAATAAGATAAATAAAAACATACTAATGCCGCGCGCGCACGCGCGATGTCCCCCACCAAATGGTAGGGCAAAAGTACCTCATTTTTGTAGTAAATTCTGCACAAAAATTATTTTGTTATATTATTTATTGTTAAATAGTTGTGAAAAATAAGAGCCTGATTTTGCCCCACCAAATGGTAGGGCAAAAGTTGTGCAGATTTTACTACAGATTCTGTGCAGATTTTACTACAGATTCTGTGCAGATTTTACTACAGATTCTGTGCAGATTTTACTACAGATTCTGTGCAGAT